TAGTACTATGGGTGGGTACCACCAGGCGTAGATATAAAGGTGGAGGGATATGGAAAAGGGGGTCGCTCCCACAGGCGTAGTCGCATGCACCCCGTATAGCAGAGGAACACTTATAGGGATTAAGAATGTTAAGTAGTTGGTTATTAAGGAATTGGTATTGCCAAAAGGGGGTACAGACTGTTCTAGGGGTTAGTGGTAACAAGAAAAGGTGTATCTTTGTTATATAAAATGTATTATTATGATTACGAAAAGTGGTGTAGACCTTAGTGTTTGCGCTTATTGTAAGACCACGTTGGATGACTACTCAAGAACTGTAGACCATCTATATCCCAAGAGTCGTGGCGGTAAGTTAAGCAATGACAATAAGGTACCTTGTTGCGGTCAGTGTAACAAGATGAAGGGCGACATGAATGTTGCGGAGTTTAGCAGAGCGTTAAGCGGATTGATTTTCTATGAGCATACGAGGCATAAAGAAAGCCTTTCTCATCTGAAGAAGATTAAGCTTAATGTTGATGTTATTATCGAGAAACGAAAAGCATAGTTATGGATAATCACATTGTTTACGACTTGGTCTTAATGGAGGCCGATAGGATTGCGTATTATAGGAGAAAGGAACTTGACCTTTACTACAAGGATGCGCAGGGTAACTTCGCAGCTATTGGAGAGGCGTACAGCGACGAGTCCGATGAGCTAATTGGAATGTTGCTTAAGAAGAAGAAGCTTCGTTATTGCGTTGCCTTCATAGACACCTTTGATTTACAGGACGAGTTAAAGCCGTCGGCATTTAGGACGTTGCGATTTTTCGTGAAGAACATGGCGTATGGAAATCATTTGAAGAAGTATGGGATTAGGGATATTGTAAATGCTATGGGGTTGAAGACAGATTATGTCATCAGCAGTATCAAACAATTATGTGAGAAAGATATCCTTAGATTTACAGTCGAAAAAGGTAGGAGAGATTACATGGTTAACCCAACAGTGTTCTATAAGGGAACGATGAAGAAGATGCTTTACTCTACCAAAGAATTTAATAACATGCCCAAGAGGGATTATGAACTTAATGTCATCGAAAGTAAACTCATAAACATTTTCTAATGGAGATAACTCGCCACAGCAGAAACGTACATCAGATGCAGATGCATGGAATGACAGTTCGGATTGCTATGCTTTCGGACTTACACTGGGATAACCCTCATTGCGATAGAGACCTACTTAAACGTCACCTTGACTATTGCCTTGAAAACGAAATCCCCGTGATGCTGAATGGCGATACATTCTGTTTGATGCAGGGGCGTGGCGACAGACGTGGGAATAAAAGTGATATCAGACCTGAGCATAACAACGCTAGATACCTTGACTCTGTGATTGAGACTGCGGTGGATTGGTTTGAACCTTATGCACGCATAATAACTGTGATTGGATACGGTAATCACGAGACGGGGATTATCAAGTGGCAGGAGACGGACGTTGTACAGCGATTCGTTGACTTGCTTAACTACAAGGCAGGGTCGAATATACAGACTGGCGGATATGGTGGATGGCTTATCATCAATCAGTTCCCTGGCGAAAGCACTACTACTTCCCTATCTACTAAGATTAAATACTACCACGGCTCGGGTGGTGGCGGTGTTGTTACCAAGGGGGCGATTAACATGACCCGTGCGCTTGAAACATACGAGGATATGGATGTATTTACTATGGGACATATACACGAAAACTCTTCTCGTAATGACGTGCGTGAAACAATCTACTTCCACTCAAAGACAGGGTATGTTGTTAAACACAAGAACATACACCTCATGCTTACTGGTACTTACAAAGAAGAATACGGTGAAGGATTTAGTGGGTGGCACGTTGAAAGAGGTGCGCCACCAAAGCCATTGGGAGGTAGAATCTTGGAGATACACTGCGCAAGAAATCAGTCAAATGGCTCAGAATTAAAAACAAAAATAATAGACAGTAGAAAATTTCCAATTTAATCGTATATTTGTAAACCTCATTGCATTTGTTCTCGCATATTTGGTTTTTTAGGTTTTCATGTTTAAGGGATGCCCTACTTCGGTGGGGCATTTTTTTATTCAAAAAAGTTCGTAAAAATATATTCATTACATTTGTCCTAAACATTCTATTATGTTAGGAAAGATGATGGGTATTGACCCTAAGATGCTTAAGAAGGATTACAGTAGCAAAAAAGTCAAAGAGTACAAAGGCTCGTTGGCTGAAGAAACGTATGCTTCTAAGAAAGCTATGGCTCGTCATGAAAAGAAAGAGGGAAAGAAACAAGAGGCTAAAGAAGAGCGTCTTTCTAAAAGAAAAAAACGTGGCCGCAAAGGATAAGAGATATTACGATGCTGTTGCCAGTATGGATAAGGATATTCGCAAGGACTATGCAGATGATGCACGGAACAATGCCAATGACAATAAAGTCCTAAAAAAAAAGATATGGGACTTGTATGTAAAGGCGAGATTCGCCACAACTCGTAAAAAATAAATCATGGGAAAAAGTAGAGGTAAAATTGATGATGAAACTCCAAAGTCAGATGCATTTGCTAAAAAGGGATTGAAGCAAAAGATTCGTGGGGCTTACGAAAAAATGTTTAATCGTAATCCAAATAATCGTGCTGAATTAGTACGCTCTGTTTCTAAGAAAAAAGTCTCTCCTAATATGAAGGTTAAAACTACCTCCAGAAGCAGAGATGGAAAAGAAGTCTACAGAGTAGAAAAAATTGTAACTGGAGGGCCATTCAAAAAAGACAGAACATACATAAAGACTCAATTTGATTCTGATGGTAATGTGTTAAATACAAAGAAGTCTTTGAATCCAGCGGGAATTTTCAAAAAAAGAAGCTCATAAATTATGGATAATTGTAATCACTTAATTCAGAAGGGAAACCGTGTATATGGCGGTGCAGCTAATAGCCCTAAGAAATTCGGCGCTTATGCTGAAAAGAATGTATCTGTAGATACAGACGCAAATAAATATGGTAAGGCTTCTGGCGGGAAGAAAATTTTCAAAACAAAAAATAAATACGAATAAATTATGGGAACTTTTCCAAGAAAAAAAACAATGATGTTCGCCGACAACGAAGGTAATGGTGGCGACAAAGGAAAAAGAAACAGCAAATCTCCTATTGTAGGAAAGATAGCTAAAGGCTTAGGTAAAGCTAAAGAGGTTTCTGAGAAAATTAAGAACTTGTACAACAAGGCTACAAAAAGAAAAACAATCTCTATGGAGATGGATGGTAAGACATTCACGGGAACAGAGAAAGTTGGAAAGCGCTCTGTAGTTAAGGTGAAAAACCCTGAGCTTGGGTCACGCAAAATTGTTGACGTGTACACAACAGGTGGAGACCTTAAGCGTCAACGTATCGTAGATAGAGATGCTTCTGGTAAGAAAATTAAGGTTACTAAGCAAGGCCCTGATAGCGACATCTTAGCAAGAAGAGCTGCAAGAAAAAACAAATAAAAAAACAGTCATGGGAAAAAGTGCAGGAAAAATTCAAAGAAGAGAGTTCAACATGCCTAGACAAGAAAAACCGTCTACAGCAGCCGAGTATCAGAAGAAATATAATGAAGAATTCTTCAATAAAATGGGTAATCTTCCAGGCGTTACTAAAAATAAAATGAACCTTGAGGATATGAAAAACGATAATCCAAGACTTCAGAGAAGAGGAGCCGTACCTAAAATGGCTCCAAAGAAAGCTGAATCAATCAAAACTAATTTGCCGTCTGAACGAGTAAAGTCTAACACTCCTCAAATGTCAATGGCACAGGTTGGCAAATCAATGTCTAAGAGTGGTCCACGCAAGAATCTTCGTGAGACAGTTGCATCTGTTAAAGGCAAGTTGCAAAAAGCGTACAGCAAAGTTGTAGGAAAAAAGAAAGGATAATGCCACGCAAGATTAAACCTATAGACTTCACATGTTCGGCTCCTAAATCCTCGTTCAAGGACGAGGTAAAGCCGCCTATGCCTAAGTACTCTACGGATGAATATGTGGATTACAACAGAAAGAGCAATGGTCTTGCGTTCCAAGGCAGACTGATTGACAAAAATCTTGATGCAATGTTTAAGACTCCAGGGTCTGATGTTAAGTCAAAGCTAAATACAGCAATTAACCGTAGTAAAAAATCAAAAAAGAAGTAAAATGGCACTAATGGAAAAAATGTCGCTTAATCAAGCGTCAGGCGGGCCAGGTAACGGATACCTTGGCAAGCGAATCAAAAAGAAAGCAAAAGAAATTAAAAGAAAAGTAGGTAACAAGCTCCACAATTTTGCTGGTGATGTTAAACGTGAAATCCGAAGCCTTAAAAGTAATATTGCTTCTAATCGTGAAGACCGTCAAGAGCGAAGAGAAGACCGAAGAGATATGCGTCAAGACCGAAGAGAAGCTCGTAGAGATAATCGAAAAGCAGACAAATACGGTTATGATGGAACTATCAAAGGGATTTCTGGAAGCGAAAACAACAGCGAACAAGCAGAAAGCAAAGCAGGAAAAGGACAGTACTATGCAAAAAGACAACCTGGTGAGCGTCGTTTTGGTAAATACTCTAACCCATTATTGTACAAAGCTGAATCAGCTGTTCGTAAGGTTGGTGATGCTATTAACCAAGCAAAATTAAACGTACAACAAAACAAAGGTCGTAGAAGAGCTATGGCTGATGCATCTGGACCAACAAGCCGAAACAAAGACGTTATGGTTTGTAAAGAAGGGCAATGCCAAACAAGATAAAATAAAATAGACCATATGGGTTTTGATTTATTTCAAGACAATATTGGTTCAAAGGGCGTGCTTACACAGGAGTGGAAGCCAAACCACGAAGAGTTTGAATATCCAAAAGAGTTTGTTGATTGGATAGACAGTATTAACTCGGGGTGGCAAAACAAATTGAAGTTCAAGCCCTTTGACTTATATTGCAAACAAGCAGACCTCTGGATGGAGGATACATCTGCGATACTGGATTACGACAATGAAGAAGACCAAATGGATTGGCTCTTCACGGAAATTCAACGCTGTAAAGACAACACTCTTTACTTCTGTAACAAATATGGATTCATAAAAGAAGACCGTGCCGAGAATGGTATGTTACCATACAGAGCTTGGGACGCACAAAAGGTTCTTCTATTCTTATACGACTGCGGATATTCCATGATGATTGGTAAGGCCCGTCAGATTGGTTTTACCACTACCATGTGTCTTGCAGGAATGAAAAGCGCTAATCTAAACAAATCATTATTCATCAAGTTCGTTACCCACTCAAAAGACAAGGGTATAGAAATCTTCCGTGATAAGGTAAAGTGGACATACACTAAGATTCCTGATTACATGGCGCAGGAAGTTAAGAACTGGACTGACCAAATCATGAACTTTGATAAGAAGGGAGACAGAAAAGGTCGTGACGAAGGTGGTGGTTCACGCTTCCAAGTAGATACTCCTGCCGTAGATGCAATCAACGGGGGTTCTCCATCTAAAGTGTTTGTGGATGAGATTGGTCTATTCGAGATTTTCGGTGAGATGATGCGTGAAGGTCGACCTGCATTGTTCAAGTTTAACCCAGAAACAGGCAAAATGACTATGCAACAGCAGTTCATCGCTTGGGGAACGGGAGGTGAAATGGACAAGGGTGGTTCTGTATTCGAGTCAGAGTTCAAGATGTGTCTTAAACAATGGAGAGAAAAAAACTATCAGTACGGAATTATACCGATATTCTTCAATGCATACGCAAGAAGAGGTGTTACAGACCATCATATTCAGAACGAGCGTAAGGCATATCTAGCATTAGAGGGTACAAAGAAGGGTGAAACAGCCAAGGTACAGTTCCACCAACACTACCCTATCACTATAGATGACATGTTCATCAGAAAATCACGCACGCTGTACCCAATTCACATGTGCAACATGCGACTAAATGAAATATATGGAAAAGATGTTCCTATTGAATATGGATATTTTGAACCAATCCTTGACATGTCTCAGCCAACTCCTGACCTCATTACTGATTTTAAGATTATTGGAGCGAGATGGGTAAAAACTGAGGCACGAGAAGATGTATCAACGTCAGCTATTATCATACACCACCCACCTGAGGGGGAGATATGGAAGAATCGTTGGTATCAAGGGACTGACCCCATCAACTCAGAAACAGGACACTCCATGATGTGTAGCGCAATATGGGATTCATACACAAATTGTGTGTCGTCTGTGGTATTTCACCGTGATAAGAAGTTTAAGTACACCTATCTTCAAGTGTTATTGCAGAGTTTGTACTACGACCAACAGAAAAGAGGTGGCGTAAAGGAACTTGTGGAGAATAACATTGGCGATATGCACGTCGACTTCCAGGAAATACATGGATTCAAGAATAAATTCACTGCAAATGCTCAGCTTCCTGACTACTTACAGACATTTGGTGGTAAATGGTTCGGAATATCAAATAAAACTAACACAGCGCCACGTATCATGGCTAAAACAGAGGAGATGATTGATGCGTATGGACCAAACATTGACGTTCCATGGTTGTGGGAGCAATTAAAGACGTTTGTTGAGAAAGATTTGAAGTCTACGAATAGTCATAGACAGACAAGATACCAAGCTGCCGATTCACGATACGATTATGATGATGCCATATTTGCCATTACGTTTGCATATATCAATGCTGTATCACATGCGAAGTATGAGCCAGAGAATATAAAGGGAGAAGGTACAGATAAGAAGGTTGTTGTGAGATTTGTTCAATGTAAAGAGACAAACTACAGAATGAAAAGAGCAAGAGTTGATAGGGATACAGGTAAGGTGCTTAAGATTCTTGATTAAAGTCAAGAAAGTACTGATTTCTTTGTACTTTACTTTTATCGAACCCTATGTCTTTGTGTTCCCAAACAGTTCCGTGTTTGTTTGTTTTAACTTCAACAAATATGTCCTGATTATCGAAGAAGTACTTAAGCTCTTTCTTTCCAAGCTTCTTTGCAGATAGATTTTTGTATATCATGCTTGTGTCTTCCCACATCTTATTGTCATTGTACCAATACAAATGATATTCTGGTTTCTTTCTATCTGTTTCAAATATTGTGGTGATATAACTCTTCATGATAAAATGATGAGTGCGGTCTTCTATGACCTCTATAATCTTATTGCTTGAGTACTTAGAAGATGTAGTCATTGTCTATTGATGAGTTAAGAACAATATCGACTTCCTTATCTAAATCTGCAGTCTTTATGACTACATAGTTAGAGTTCTTGTCGTTAACCCAACAAATATATGATTTTCCAATTCTTAAATTGGTGTTTTTCTCTATTATTTTTTTATAGACCCCCAACTGTAGTGAGTATGTATTGTACTCACATTCGGAAAGATGTTGAAGACCATTAGTCATTTTATTCTTGTACTTACTGTGAGTAGCCATCTCTTTGTTTGTCTTGTAATCCCATATCTGAAGCTCACTATCAACGACATTATAGAATAGCTTGTCAAGCATTCCGCAGATGCGCAGGTCTTTGTCTCCGACCACAAGCTCTGCTCTTACTAACAATAGGGTGTTGATATAATCTTTGTAGAAATTATCAATCATGAAAGTCAAATCTTGCGCTCCAGTGCTTCTGTCTACTTCATAGTGCTTATTTGTAAACTTCAACTCTGCGTATTTATGCAGTTCAGTACCTTTTGATGTGGATGCGTTCTTGATGTCTTCCCATTCTTGAATTACATCTGCGGCGATTAAACCGTTTTTCGTTGCATATCTTGCGGCGATTATTTCTGTTTCAAATGGCTTTTTGAATTTAGACAGCAACGTAGTAACGGAAGTGCATCGTAATCCATCGTAGAAGTACGAGTGGTCAGACTCATCAAATACAATTCCGTTGAACTTATTTAACTCAGAGAATACTTCAAACATAATTAAAGCTCTACTGCTTGGAATTCTTCTACCTCTTGCAACAATGATTCAACAGCAGCCTCTGCTTCTGCGTCATCGTCTGTGTATGGTCTGAATCTGTTTGCTAAAAAGAATTTGTATTTGCAATCATCAGGCAATTCAATCTCTGACAGTTTGTATCCCATCGCCATGTGTTGCTTGGCTAGGTACTTTGCATCTACTACTGTGTAAATTTCTCCTTTATCAATCCAAAGGTGTGCAGGGAAGTCTGCTGGTCTTGCGTTTGAGTTAACGCACACTACTCTAAATGTTTCCATGTCTTTCAAATAAAAAACCCTCACTCTTCTGTGATACGGCACATAAGAGCAAGGGTTACTTCGTTGGGTAGAACGAAACCTAAATTCTTTAATCAGTCCGTATTCTGATGTAGCAAAGTTAGACACATTTTTTTAACCACCAAATTTTTAATCATTTTTTTTTACGAGTTAAGAAAAAAAGAAAAAGTAAAAGAAAAGAAAGAAAGAAAAGTGGAGTAAAAGAAAGAAAGAAAAGAAAAAGAGTACATATATTCGTATATACTACGTATATACTCTATATATACTCCAAAAAGAAAAAAAGAACATTCGCCAAAACTTAAAAAAATTGCTATGAAATAATGCTTAATTTTGCTTCAATCTATGCACGGTGCATGGTTATATTTTTAACCTACACAGATGGAAACATCGGTGTTTAATTTATTTTTATCATGGCTTTTAATTACAGATTGCCTCAAATCACAGCAGATTCGGTTACGATTCTGAACACTCCTTCTTCTGGAGTTGACGTTACTCTTGCAGCGGGAGTTTTAACAGTTTTGGACGAAGGTGGAAATTCTTCTATTGTTGTACGAGCAAATGACTTGTTAAGTTATAGCTATGCAGCTTACAGCCCTGGAGTAGTAAACAACTGGTCTGTTGTATTGACAGGTGTTACATTGACTCCTAACAGAACTTACGTTTTGACTGTACACGTTCCTTACCTTGTTAACTTCTTCGGAGGTGGTCAAGAAACTGGAGCTATCTACCAAACTCGTACTTACACAGTTGGTTTTGGAGATGGTGGAACTACTCCTCCAACTGTTGATGGAATTGGTGCTGCTTTTGCTGCTCAAATCAACGCTGACAACAATGCTGCTTTCACTGCGACTTACACTAACGCAACTGATACATTGTTGATTATGGCTGATTCTGCTCTTGGTGGTTCTTTGGAGGTTTCAGCACCTGCTGGAGCTACTCTTACAAACACACTTCCTTGGGTTTCTCCAGTTGGTTCTAACAATGAGGTTGTTGGTTACTCAGGTAACAACCCTTACGCTACAGGAAACACTTACAGCCGTCACATTATTCGTTACCGCAAAATGGTTCGCCACAGCGCTGTAACAGGATTACAAGTTGTTAAGCCAGTAAACGCTCTTGTTTACATTAACTCTGGTGATGCAGGTGCTGCGGCAACTGTTGCTCGATTGACTTCAATCTTGAACGGTTCTTTCGCAAGTTCTGTTGCAAATGCAGCAGCATACCTTGGTTGTCCAGCTGTGTAATAAATTTTATTACCTTTACGGGGTGGGGGTTAACTCCTCCACCCTTTATTTAACAATATGGAAGAGAAACAAGTCGATGTAATCCTCTTCGGATTAGAAACAGAAGGAGACCTTAGACTTGAATATCCCGAGCTTGCTGAGACGGAAGAGTTCAAGAATCTCAAGGTTAAAGAAGTAAGACTCTGTTGGTTGTTGGGGAATAGAACATCACCCATCTACAAGCTGAGCAAAAGAGACAGACTAAGCAAAGCACTTGAGCTTGTTTATGGTCAATACTATGACAGACATTCTGAGGCAAAATTACTTGCGTCAGGAGAAATGCCAGACCATATTCGATTGGGAATTAAACGTATGGAAACGTACACTCCCGAGTACAGATTAAGGGCAAAATTACTTAGTCAGTACATGTTTGAAATGCTAAACAACATGGTCGTATTGGATGCATCAACATTAGCATCTATGGACATAGACGAAAAAAAGAAATATACCGACCTTATGATAAAGGTTCACGAGCAACTGCCCGATATGGTAAAAAGACTTGAGACCTCTTACGGAGTCAAGACTACGGACAGAAAAACGAAGAAACAAGTCATGGTTGGAATAAACGATGTATTGAGATAGTATGAGTTATATTTTCAGCACAGGAAACATCAGACCTAATAGGTTGACTTCCAAAAAAGACAAGACGTACCACAAGGACTATGCAAAGTACTGTCTGTCTGCGATGAGTAATTACATCTACCGAAGATATATAAACAAATGCCTTATCAACTGGTCATTCTTCAAAGGAGGTGACGGTCAGTGGATTTTTGATGAGGACATCGAGAGCTTCTTTCTTGATGAATCAGGTGACATTCGTAACCGATTAAAGTGGACTAAAAACGTAATCAAACCAATGGTACAGCAGTACGTTGGTAATGCTATTCGTTTGGCATATGACGCTAAAGCCACTTGTATTTCAGACTTCGTAATTAACAAGCGTGAGGCTGAATTAGCAAAGCTTAAAACATACCAAAAGATTGCCGACACACATCCGTTCTTTAAGGATATGATTAAGGACAATAAAGGTATTCAAGATACAGAGTTTGAAACAGAGCAGATGTTCTATAACACATTTGTTGAAGACTACGAAAAAGACATAAATAACCTCATCGAGTTCGTTGCGCAGGAGGTAAACATGGACGAGTTAAAGGTTCAGATTACTCGTAACCTTGCTCTTTGTGGTATAGGTATCTACAAAGGATATGAGGCGAATGACATTTATTGCGCAGACGCAGTAAATCCATTGTTCTTCATTTGGGATATGTCTGCTAAAAAGCCTGACTTGCGTGATGCTGAGTTCATGGGGGAATGGTATTACATGGATGCGCCAAGCATCTTTGAGCGATTCCAGAACTTGACAAATCAAGAGCGTGAGGCAATCGAGAACTACGGAAATCAAAATACGCACAACGTACACAAAATCATCAATGGTATCTACACTCAAGCGGCAGGTAAAGTTCCTGTTTACGAAGTGTATTGGAAAGACCTTGATAAGCGTGAGTACGGATGGGTGCTTGATGAATATGGGTATCCTTACTACACCATGGTAAATCACCCTGATTCAAAGTACACTGACAAAGACTTGATTAAGCCTGCGACAGACAAGCATCAGAAAGAAATGGGCGATAAGAAGAAGCATACAATCTATGTTGATGTTCTTCGTTACTGCATCTTATTGCCACAAGAAGAGATTGGGAATGGTCTTGGAGATATTATCCTTGAGTACGGAATTGCTCCTTACCAAGAGAAGAATCTTTATGACCCAGCTAACGTAAGATTCCCTTACAAATGCTATACATGGGTATATGACCGTGGAGATGTATTAACACCTCTTGATGATGTTATTGACCCACAAAGATTCTTGAATAGAACGCTATCTGTAGTTGAATCACACATGGCTAACATGCGTGGAACAGGTACAGTTATCTCTAAGTCTGCGGTAGATGACAGAGATGGAGAGGCGGACATCACAAGAAACATCAACGCTTCAAAGCCAATCTTTGTCGACACAGACCGTGTTGGTTCAGTACAGAATGCCATCGGAACGTATGGTACAAACATTGGTGGAGGAACCATGGAGTTGTTCAATGTTATTCAACAGGTACAAGCTAGTATTCAAGATGTTACAGGTGTGAACGAAGCGATGACTGGAACTCAAGGTGGTAGCGATGTTCTTGTGGGTGTTATTGAAGCTCAGATTCAGCGTGGTTCATTGGTTCAAGAGCCGTTCTATTGGGCGCTCACATCAATCCTTCGTCAAGCATACGAACATATTGCCACTGTTGGTAAAATGGTTTACTATGACAATCCACGAAGATTGGCTCAAATTGTTGGAGACAAAGGTTTTCAAACAATAAATATCACTGAGGATGATTTGCTACAAGATTACAGAATCTTCATTAAGCGTGCTGAGTCTCAAGAGCAAGGAATAAACAACGGAAATACATTGCTGTTCACTCTTCTTCAAGCTCAGTTGATTGACCAACAAATGTTTGCTGAATTATTTAATCGCTCTACACCTGATTCTATTGCGAATGCTATTCGTAGATTCCAACGAGATAAGATGCAGGCTGACTTTATGGCTCAGAAAGATGCTACTAAAGCTCAAGCTCAAAACAACATTATGCAGTCTCAACAAGCTGAACAAATGGCTCAACAGGAACAAGGTCAACAGCAGATGGCAATGGATATGCAACAAGCAGCTCATCAACAAGACATGGAAAAAATTGAGCTAAAAGAGGCTGCAAAAAATGAAAGAGAGCAGGCTAAAATAGATAGCATGCAATAATTGTGTAATTTTGTCAAAAATAAATAAGTATGAGCAACGACATCTTTGAAAGAGAAGTTGAAGCTGCATCAGGTCAAATGGAGTATGATAACTCTTTTGACGTGTCTGATTTAGACGCTGAATCGCAGGAACAACTACGACAAGTTGAGGCTTTAGCAAGAATGGATGAGTCATTCGCTAATTCCCAAGAGTACCAAGACTTGATGAAAAGCTTGAATTCAAGCCGTCAAGCAGCATCGGATGATGACGATGATGATGAAGAGGATTATGATGATGAAGAGGAAGACTCAGACCCAGAGGACATCTTTGGTGTTATGAAGCCTCAGAAGCAGAAGGAAATCCAATTAACCTTTCAGCCTACCAAGGAGATGATTGGTTTCTTAAATAATCATTATGGAATCAAGGATGCATCTACGTTCTTTTCATCGGTAGATACTTGGAGACAGCAAGCACAACAGGGTTCTGAAATTGAGAAGAGCTTTGATGCGTTAACAGCTGACTTACAAGCATTACCACCAGAGATTAAAACCGCTGTTGAATTGTGGGCAAATGGTGAAGACCATATGGCTGCATTTGAAATGACGGAAAGACTGGACTTCTCAGCAGGTTTTGAAGACCAAGATGTTGAGAGCCTCGTTCAGCACTATTTGCCTGATGAGTACGACGAGTTGGCTGATGCCTATGAAAATGGCGAAATCGACGACGAAGAACTCGAAGACAAAATGATTTTGTTGGCGAAATCAACAAGACGACTGTTCTCGGGAGAGAAACAAGCGTTAGATGAAGAGCGTGAGGATTTCCTTGAGCGTCAGAGAAATGAATTTCAAATGATGAAGAAGAGCGCACTCCTTTCCGCAGAGAATCTAAGTAAGGCTTACCCTAACTTCAGTAAGTCCGAAGTGTCAAAAATTCGGAACATCTTGGTAGAGGGGAAGGTGGACAGTCTGTTTATGAAGCCCGATGGGTCGTATAACGATGATGCTGCAGAGCTAGTCGCATATGCGGTTTATGGCAAGAAAATGTTGGAGTCGGTCAAGAAGGTAGCTGAGAGGTCAGGTGAAAGTAAGGCGAATCAGAAGATAGTTGATTCAAGTCCTAAGTCAGTCAGAAAGCAGAAGTCATCGGGTTCGATGAATCCTAGCGGAATGGAAGGCTATGGTCACTTGAGTGGAGTATTCAAAAACGACCCTTACGCTTAATAAATTGTAAACTAATTTAATTGTTTAACTATGTCATTGTACAACGACAATTCAACGAAGTTCTCGAACCAGAACATTAACTCCGTAGGTTCCGAGTATGCTTCATTGTACGGACACGATATTTCGTTGTTGGTACAGAAACTTACTAACCGAGCTATCTTTGATGCTGCTCCACAGCAGTTCATGGATTTGAAGCTCCTTAACATGGTTCCTGCAGAGCAAGTGAATTCTGACGAATTCTTCTATCAGGAAATGGGTTATCAGCGTGAGCCACTTGTAGCTACTGCAGCTTCTGCAGCTGTTTCTTGGCCTACTACGCAGACTATCTCTGTTGCTTCTGTAGACAACATCTCTACTAACACAATCATCTCTTACCCTAACGGTCAGAAAGGTAGTGTTACTGTTGTTGACACATCTTTGTTGACAATCACTGTTTCTCCTTACAACGGAGACACTTTGCCAGCAGTTGCTATCAGCGATGTTCTTGCTAACGTATCTACAGTTGACCACGATGGTTCTGAAGGTTTTGCTCAGTACTTCCGTGCTTCAACAATCGAGCGTAACAACTACATTCAGTTGTTCAACAAAGCTATCCGCTACTCAGAGGTTGAGCTTCACAAGTTGAAGAACATGGGTACAACTTCTAACTTCCTTGAAATGGAGCGTAATGCGATGTTTAACCAACACCGTATTGACCTTTCTAACGCATTCTGGACAGGACAAAAAGGTGAAGTTATCACTCAGAATGGTACTCCTGCTAAAACAACAGGTGGTGTTTTCACTGCTATGCTTGAGGCTGGTTCTCCAAACGCACTTGCTACATCAGGTACTTTGGTTGACGCATTCGAGGACATGATTCTTTCTTCTGAATATGGTGAGTATGGTGCTGCTCGTATGGCGTACATGACTCCTCGTATCCACCGTATGCTTTCATTGGCTTACAAAGAAGAATTGACTCGTTACGCACCAAACGACGAAATCGCATTGTTGAACTTGAAAGAGGTGAACATCGGTTCTTCTCGTATCGTTCTTGTTCCTTACAAGCGTTTTGAAGATGCTGCATCATTCCCTAGCTCTTTCGCTAACCGTATCTGTATCCTTGATATGAAAAACATCAAGCGTACACAACTTTGGGGTGAGCGTTCTGGAGACACGTTGAAACTTGAAGACGGAGTTCCAAAGCGTTATGGTGATGTATGGGTTGACTGTAACATGGGAATCAAATTCCACAATCCACTTGCTTGCGCATACGTTGATATTCCAATGTAATAACAACAAACATATAATAGGGGAGGGCATAAAACTCTCCCCTTTATTTTAACATTAAGATTATGCCGATTAAAAAAGAAAAAAAAGATGTGGTTGCCCCAACTGAAAATTCAGTATTTGAGGAATCACACAACACGTCACTTTTTGAAGAAGTGAATGAAGAAGCTGTAGTTGAAACTAAGCCTGTAGTTGAAGAAAAAGAAACGTCTTTACCATTGTCTCTCGTTCAGAAGATGATGAAAGAAATGGAAGAGAAGTTGATGAACAAGTTCTCCAACCAGCTTGAGAAACTGAAGACTAAGAAAGCAGTTGAACAGCTTGATGAAGACCTTGCGTATGTTGCAGAATTAGAAGAAGATTGGTTGGACGTTCCTGTGGTGTTTTTTGCCTTCTCCTTTAACTTCTCTATCCATGGTGATAAGAAGCGTGGTATTGAGGAAGAACCGCCAGGAGGAGCCGTTAAATTCCAACCTTTGATTCGCACAAAGCGTAGAGGCCAAAAAGGCATTCAAGTAATTTCCGTATCTTCGGTAAAAGTTCAGTCCAAGCAGCTTATGAATTATTTACGAAGCCATAGCCAATTTGGAATTGCGTTCTATGAGAGCGTTGGTTCGGTTATGAGTGTAGATGCTACATGGGCGCAAAAAATGGTTGAAGCTCAACAATCAATCACACGATTGTCTGATATTCAAGTGATTGCACGAGCTAAACAAGAAGGAATCTCTGTATCTCAAAGCCCTGAGTCTATGAGACGACAACTTGTTGAAAACATGGCAAAACGGTCTATTGACCAACAAGATAAAATGCTTTACGGGAATTTGAGAAATTCAGTTCTCGATAAAGACGGAAGAAGTATAACAGAAAAAACTATCGGGTAATCATGATTTTGGCGCAAGATTTACGAGACCAATTAGCTTTCGCTTTAGATGCGGAGGGGTCAGACCATTATAGGGATGACTTAGACTATATCCCTGCAATTAACGCAGCGGTAAAGTGGCTAACAAATATCGTAAATGCTGCATATGGCCAAGATAAATTAAGCGAAGAGTTTTTTAGAGATTTAGCATACTCTGGGGTGTTTCTAACAAGTGACACCTCACGAGTATCTCTAAATGTATTCCCAAATGAAGTGTGGACTATATTAGGGGTTTATGCAAATCCTGTTACAAAAGCTGCATCAGGGGTTCCTGTTCCAGCCACGCCTGATTCTACAAGAAGCTATTATCTTCCTAATAGAATCCACTTATCGTCAAACAGTGCGTGTAAAAGACTGAATGTAGAAGAATGGTCTATAACATCTGAAAATCCATTTGAAGCTGGGTATCAAGGGACACAGCTTTGTGCAGCCCTTAGAATATATGCCTATTTAGCTCCATATAACTATAACGGAACGTCTGACGCAAATAAGATGGCGGAGATTGAAGTTAGACCATCTGAATTGAATCAAGAATTGACGGTATTTTGGGCTAAAAAGCCATCTGTAATCACATCTCTTTCTCAAAGCATAGAGTACCCTAATAGCGTATTTCAGTTGCTGTTTGATAAAGCGTTGAATTACATAGCGTACAAGCAAGGAGACCAGACCTCTATTTATTCTGTTTCAAATGCAGACATTCAGCAACTAATAAGCACTTTGTGATATGACGTATAGATATTTGGTTTACGATTTAAGTAAGAATTTTAGTCAAGCATTTGATGATGCCGATTTTACGCTGAATCAAATTATGTATTGGGTAATGGTTGTGTCTAATAGATTACGGACACAGCATTATTTATCAACAAAATCTGACTTATTTGTTTCTACGTTTAGTAGCGTTACTGTCCATACGGATGCAAAAGGTAGAAAGTACATAGATTTACCGTCTCAGGTAATGGACTTACCTAACAATTTAGGTATAGTTTACATCACATATAATGTGGACACATGCAAGTGCGAAGGTCCTAACTTTGCTCAAGTGTGGTTTTCACCTACAAATATCGGTTCTGTTCAGCATTTATATCTTGATGAATATACTAAGCCAAGCGTGAAGGTTCCTTACTTCTATCGTGTAGGTCAATCTGTTGACGGAGTTTCTGTGAATAGAATTTATTTATTAGGGGTAGAGTGCATAAACATTGAAGATGTAGAGATAGCAATACGCTCTACATTAGACCCCAAAACTCTTTGTGACCTTGATGAGGAGGTTAACTTGCCTGATGAATTGATACAAGAGTTAATGATGCAGGTATTGCAATTAGGTCGATTCGTTATGTTGATGCCTACAGAGAATATCAATGATGGTGAAGACGGAGGGGAGCTTGATAATCAAATGTACGCAAACAGAGCTATTAACTTGCCTGATGCTTCATCAGCACAACAAATGGAAGAATAATGACATCTCACGACTTTGTATCAGTAGACCACTTACTTGCTGAGATTACAGCGACAGTAAACGACACAGAATTTAGAAATGGATTTAGCAAAGGATGGTATATCTCTCGTATCCAAGATGCGATGCAGGAGCTATCTTTTGATACGTTTTGGCAGAAGGTGACTCATGACTTTGAGATGCCCGAGAATTGCCGTATCAAAATGCCAGAGAATACATTTAACCTTCGTGAAATTTACCTATACAATGGTACTTTGTGTAATCCTCAAAAGACTCAAGTAGTTTATTGGAAACGATTGTTTGACAACAGCTACGATGGAACGGGATATACAGCAAAGGTGAAGGACGACGGAAGTAACGCTGTCGATTTGTTCCAACCTAACCAACGATTGATGCAACATAACCTTCAAGGGTTCTATGGGCCTAAGTACTACTATAACATTAGTGGAGACGGAATTGTTATGTTTAGCAAGGAGTGTAAGGAATTTCCTTACGTTAGAATGCGATTAAATGGAATGGGTGTTCCGAATGGAGACCTACCTATCATACCACGATTCTTTGAGCGTGCTGTAGTTGACTATGTAGAAGAAAGATTTTACAATGCAATGAAATCTCGTGACCCAAGAATGTACCGACCATTGTGGGTTGATGCTTCTACAAAGCTTAACGACTTGACAAGCGGAAGCTGGAACAAGGCTCGTAAAAGAATTAAAGCTATGGATACTCGTGAAAAGGAGTCCATGGAAGAGTATATCAGTTCAATGTACCATAAGTAATGGATAAGCCAAAAATCCTTATTCGCTTGACCTCTCAGTTAAGAGAGAAGGGTGATAAGAACGCCTATTCAAACGCATTAGGAATTTTGCGTAAAAATGGATTGATAGAGCCTAATTCTCTTAAGCTTACTGAAAAGGGAGTTGAAAGAAATAATATGAGCGCAGAAGAACGTGCTATAGAACGAAGAGTTAGATTCTCTAAGAATGACGCAGAAGACTACGCTTATGACCCAAAGACCAATCAGGCTACACTTAAATACGGAAGAAAAGTAAAATGAGTACTGCTAAGAAATCGAATCCAAAGCTTTGGAACAGAATTGTATCTGAGGTTAAGTCAAGTTCTAAGGGTGGAAACCCTGGGCAATGGTCTGCACGAAAGGCTCAGCTAGCTGTTGCTAAATACAAGAAAGCAGGTGGAGGATACGAAGGGGCTAAAGGCTCTGACAACAGCTTATCAAAATGGACTAAAGAAAAGTGGGGAACCAAGAGTGGTAAACCAAGCCTAGAGACTGGAGAGAGGTATTTACCAAAGGAGGCTAGAGAATCATTGTCTTCTAAAGAATACAGCAGAACATCTAGAGCAAAGAGATTGGGTATGGCAATGGGGAAACAATTTGTACCACAGCCAAAAAGCATTAAAGAGAAAACAGCTAAATACAGGAAATAATGGCTTCAAAAGTTAATAAAGACTCAATGCCTTGTAATAGCCCAAGGCCTGCTAATGATGGTAAGCATAAACGTGTTGTAAAGGCTTGCGCTAATGGGCAGGAAAAGATTGTTCGATACGGAGCTAAGGGTTACAGTTCAAACTACAGCCCTGAGGCACGAGAGCAATACAGAAGAAGACATGCAAGTGAAGGGAACTCATCTAAACTGACAGCAGGATGGTGGGCGTTCCATGATTTATGGAGCAAAGGTTCAACTGTATATCGTGAAGGCAAAAGCTCAGGTAAAGGAGAACGATTTGCAAAGAAAGGTAAAGCAATTAAAAAAGCAATGTCATGAGAAGAAGTTTAACTGGTGCTATGAACGCAGGAAAAGACTCAAGGAATAAACCTACGAGTACTCCTTCTCGTGGATTAGGGGATACTATAGCGAAATTCACTAAAGCGACAGGTATTGATAAAGTTGCTAAATTTGCAGCTAAGGCAGTGGGCGCTGAAGACTGTGGCTGTGATGGCCGAGCAGAGACTTTGAATAAAGCGTTCCCATACAAAAACAAATAGCATGAAGCAACAGCACCATCCTACAGATACTAAGACATACGAAAAGGGAATATCTTCTGATACAAACAAGGAAATCCTTGGAGCAAGTGAGGAAGGTGGACATGTAGACGCATTGAATATGCGTAGTATGCCTATGGATGGAAACAACCTTGCTGCCAAGAAAATCAAAGGAGAAGACCTTAACTACCCAAACATAGACAACAGATGTTTCTTGGAAGTTCCAGGAATCATTGATGAAGGATATGTTTGTATGATGACTCAAGAAATTGATGACCACATCATTGAAATATGGGCGCACCCAGACCCCAAAGACTATCCACCATTTATGCGTGTAGATGGTCAGATTGTGTTGATGAGCGAATACTTTCCTGTTGACCTTGACTACCCGTTGCAGTATCATAAAAATGAAAACTGCGTGAGTGGTGAGTTCTATATCACAAACAACAACACACCTCCGATGGTGTTCTCGTTGAAAGACTTGATGACGCACTCTGGTATGCTGCCTGATACGGAATGTGACCTTACATACTTTGATTTATTCAATATAGAAAAGTACACTATTCAGTCAACTGGTATATTGCATAAACCATCATTTATCAAACAGACTTCATCAGTATCAGGACTTTATGATTCAGTAATTGGTGGTACAGGTGTTCCTGTTGGTAGCTATTCTTACTCGTACCGTTATGTAACAACGCAGGGGGATAGAACGCCATTCTCTCCGTTTACAGAATTGATTCCCGTTGTGAGAAATAACAGCACCGCCTTTTCTCCGTACTTTCCAAATACACGGACATTTTCTTCTGTTCCTGATATAAACAGTAATACACCATACGGAAACCATATTAGAATTAAGTATGAAAATAATGCTGAATTCTCATACATAGAAATTAGGAGAGACTCTTGGTACACTGGCACACCCATAGATGTGCCACCAATCTCTGAGATAATCGGAAGTGTTCCGATTGTCGCAGGCTTAAATATCATAGATGTTCTTGATAGAGCAAGTGGAACATTTGAGGGCGCAGTAATTCTTGACTTAGAAGAGCAAACAAATCAGTTCAATTCAGTTGAACGTGCTAAGTCTATTCGTTATTTTAATGATAGGCTGTACTTAATGAATGTTGCATATAAACCTAAAGACTTAGGTGGAACTATAACATTTGTTGATGATACAGAGCCTGTGTTCCCTGTTCTTCAGAAGTTATTCAAAGCAGGGCATAAGAACGTGTATAACTCTGCTATATACAAAAGTTATATGCGTGGAGAAAAGCATGCATTTGCAGTTGTATTGTTTGATGAAAAACATAGCTCAACATACGCAGAGCAAATCCCTGGGAATGCTGTAAACTATCAATTTCCTAACAGACGAGAGCCACTATCATCAGAGTCTCTTGGTATGTCTTATATGGGTACTGTGTACGCTCGTGACGTAGATGGCAACATGAATCAAACGCATGAGGTATTTGACCATTATGATTCAGTAAGAAGAGAGGTTTTTGATGACAGCAACGGAGACTATTTAATCTCTGTTAAAGAAAATGACCCTTTTAATGTATTGACTCCTACTTCTCAAAATGACACTGACACTACATATCAATATAGAATAAATCAACAAGTAGGATTAAATGGAACTCCAAGTGAAGACTTTAATCCTAAAGCATTTGGATTAGACTATTACTCAATGGGGTATGCCTTCAAGGGAATTCAAGACTATCCTTCGCAATGGGCTGATGGATTCTCTGTTGTTCAAACAGACCCTGCTATGCGTGTAGTAGCTCAAGGATTTGGTTTTTATTCATTGTCAGAAGCGGAGAAGCTTGGGCAGGCAGATGGAGCTAAGAGTACGGATTCAATTTGGGCATATTTCCCAGATTTGGATTTATTGTACCCTGAGGTGTATGAAGATGTATTGAATAATCCTACAAGTTATCAAATACAGTTTGTGTCTCCTTTAGGTTATTTTACAGAGGTGTATTCTCACATCAATGATGTATTGGACATTAGAGATAAGGGAGCTGATATGATTGTATATCCACGAATTATTCGTGACGGAATAGACTTAGACGATGGTAAGCCTATATTTAATCCTGTATTAGAGAATAATACTGGAATTACAGACCCGTTCACTGGATATAACTACATTCCATACGGTAAGTTTACTAACACAGCTAATAGCTCTACTCCAGCGTTTCCTTTTAATACAAACGGAAATGCAGTTTTTGATATTTTACAAACAAGCAATGTTACTACGTATTCTGGTTCACAATCTTATTTGAACATTAAAGTAGATGCTCAAATATATAATGAAACAGGTCCTAACTCTGGATTTAATCCTAACTTAAATGCAGATGATTCTGGAGTTATGGAATGGAGAGAGCCAATGTATGTGGTTAATTTAATTAAAAATTCAGACATAAACCCTGGGCTTACTACTCAATACAAGTACTGCGCTAACTATATCAAATTCAAGTCTTTAATTCTTGATTCTGATGGTTCACTTTCGCAGTCAGCAAAACTTGTGTCTGAGCGATGGGAAGATTGCATCCCTACATTTAATGGGGAGGTGAACAACATGTATTCTAACTATTACAGATTTGTATATGTTGTTGATGAATTCTTGATAGAAAAAAGATGGTTAAACGTAACGAATGAGTCTCCAATCACTATTGCTGCGATTTTATCGACATTAGCTTCTTCAGGCTCTTACAGCGTTACTGACCCATCAGGTACTTATCAAATCTATGGTATATACACGCACACTCAGACACAAGAAGATATGTGTCCTGTATTTACATTGAACTTCAACTTTGTAAGTGGCCCTTATATACCATTCACAACAATACCATTAGGCTCAAAAGTATATGTGAAGTATGACAATAGAATCCCTGTTCGTATATTCAATGGAGATACCTATGTAAATGAGTCTATATGGGCGGTAATGGACAATGAGTATGGTGCGGCAGGAGAGCCTAAAGATTCTTTAGCTACATTCAAGTGGAACATTCCATTCCCTTTTAAGAGTTATGAGTACGCTGATGGATATAGAGTTTGGCAGAAGGCAGGCTCGATATGGAACTATGCATCCAACTCGGATAAATTTAAGTTCAATGAAACGGGTATTCGTGGGGCATGGATTCGTCAAATGATTACCATGTGGACAGCGGAGACACGAATTAACTTGTCTTTTGCGTTTAACAATGAATCTCCTGAGAAGGCAAATATAGACCAGCATTTCCCGTTAATCAACTATATTACTCGTCCTTACAAATGGCAGACGGGTAGTGAAGATGATAGAACTACATTTGAAAACAACAATAAGATAAATCCATTGTACTATAGCAAGTACGGATACGAATGGAATTGGTGGTCATTTGGAGGCTTTAGATTTAGCCCTCAAACAAACATTGATTACACAAAGAGTCAGACCACAACCATATATACATCAACGCCTGCCGTTGGCTTTACAGAACAGACGGAGTATTGTACACGAATCATTTGGTCAGAAAGAAGACCAATAAACATTCAGAATACTCCAACTGTAAAGACTTTTGCTGCTAAGAATTTCTATGACATCTCTGATGATACAGGAGAAATCAAGTTTGCATTTAGCTGTTTATCTAACGACAAGGGTAACAACCTTTATGCTATTACAGACAGCGGAGTATGCCTGTTGTTAGTTGATAAAAGGATTATACACGAAATCAATGCAAATGAACTAGCTACAGTTGGTTCAGACGTTGGGGGTATTCTTAATCAGTTATGGATTGATAGAACGATTGGAATGACCGATGAAACGTGGAGAAGTTGGGCGGAGTACTCAAACTCATTGTTTTTCATGAACGATAGAGGTGTATTTGCATTCGCAGAGAATGAGCTTGTTGAGCTTAGCCGTAATGGCTTCTACGAGCTGTTTGAAAGACAATTCTTATCTAAGCTTAACCCTCTATACGAAAGCAATCTATGTGGCGTTTACAATGTAAAAAACAAAGAGTACATATTCAACATTGAGCTTGAACTCAATCATTCAACTATGATTTACGGTGTAGACCAAAAAGCTCTACAGTGTCAAAGTTCATACAATTACGATAAGTACCTTCAGCTTGGGCATAAGTTATACGGTATGCGTGATGCTCAGACGTTTGAGCTTGGGATTGGAAACACGTTATTTGATGGTGACATTACATGCTATATCACAGGAGTATCAGATAAAGACGCTTACTTTGATAAAGAGTTTATTCGCATTAGGGTTAACTCAAATTCAAAGCCAGAGCAGATATATTTCTACGATAGCTATGATGACTACAAGTCAGACAACTATTCATCCATGGTAGATGCAGTTGCCAATCCAATAGCGATTAAAGACTACTACGGATACGAGTGTTATATCCCACGAAAGGATTTAGCACCACATTATAGACAACAAGGCCGTGTACTTATCTTCAAGGTTGTTAGCACTACAGACGAAGAGTTCTTAGTGGTAAGCACTGGAGTTCAATATAAGGCATTGAAATAATTCATATTTTTGTAAAAAAGCACATTATGGCAGTTCCTTGGATGAAAATTATTAAGAACGCAGCGGCAGTAACCGCTGGGGGTGCGCAGTTGGCGCAAGGTCTCAGACAACGCAAGAAAGCTGATGCAATGCTTCCTACTCCAGAGGATAGGCTAAGTCGTGGATACTTGAATATGATTCAAGGTCGACGCAGAGCTTTACAAACTGGTACAGCCAACAATACTGACCGTGCATCTGTTCGTCAGTTAATGAAGAGCATGGGTAATGCGGGATTCCAAGCGGGAGGACAAGTAAACACGGGTGTGCTATCACAATTACTTTCTCAACAAGCAGAGAATATGCGTACTGCTAATGCTCAGGAAATGGGTCAATTAGCTCAGCAAGAAGCTGCGCAAGTTAGTGAAATGGCTCAAAGAAAGTCTGACATTGGTATGTATCGTTCTCAAACTATGGCGGCTCGTGCTGAGCAGAATGTTTCTGCAGGTCAAGACAATCTTGCCTCAGGTCTTACAGCTATGGCCGCTGAAGGTAAGAGTTCGGGTATCAAAGGCATTGACCGTTCAGCTGGAGGCGGAGGTGGCTCAGGCGGCGGCGGCGGTGGCGGTGGAATGAAAGGTAAAGGTAAAATGCTTTCTGGAATAATTAAGAAAGTAGGGCCAATGATAGCCAAAGGCGCATCAGCTGCATCCGACATAAACCTTAAAGAAAACATCTCTCATGTAGGAGTTGAAAATGGATTTAACATTTACGAATATAACTATAAGAATGACCCATCATCTCGATACAGAGGTGTAATGGCGCAGGAGGTAGCGATAAGTCGACCTGATGCTGTTACCGTTAAAGATGGACACTTGGCCGTTTACTATGATATGATTGGTCTTACTATGAAAAAAATTAAGTAATTCACAATGGCTAAAGAGAAACGCACAAGAGAAGAACGTCGATTTGATAGAGACGTTAGGCAGGATACACGACGCTCTGAGCGATATGATAATAAAAGAGAACGTAGAGGTCGAAAGATAAGCGAGGTTATAGCTGAGGACGATAAGAAGATTGGTTTCAAGAAACAAGAATACGACCTTGATAAAAACCTTCAAGACCCAGGCTATAAAAAGAAAGCGCCTATAACGGTTGTCATGAGGGATAAACAAGCTACCAGACTTAATGACGGTAGTCTATCTTTTGACCCTGGTTCTGTAGAAGCTTATTCTAAAGATAATACACAAGAGGCTGTCGATAAAGCTGTCAGAACCCAATTAGACTATAAGGCAAGTCTGGGTGAAATTGATGCTAAAGACAACACTCAATTAGCTAATGGAGCAATAAAATCTGAAGCAACTTCTGCTCCGACTGCAGGAGCTGCAATAATATCAGCTATAGGCAATAATAGTAATGCTACTATGACTGATATGAAGAAGCTTCCAGATGCCGCTACGGCGGTAAACGCTTCTGAAAAGCAAGATGATAATGCTATTGCTAATAATGCGGTAAACGCCAATAATGGTATTGATGCTGAGTCTGCTACTGATGCCGCTCAAGTTGGAAATGCTATAGGTCAACAACAAGTAGATAATACTGCGGCTCAAGCTGAGGGTGCTGTTGATGGGGGTGTAACTCCTGCGGCAGGAACTACAGGAGCTACAGGAGCTACGGGAACTGAAGGAGCTGTAAGCGCTCCTGTTGGTGGAGACGGAAGTACTGCTGTTCAGCAGATGCAAGGCGGTGGTTATGGCTTTGCTCAGAACATGACAAAGAATGATGTCAAGAATCAAATAACAAATGGAGCTTTTACTGGTTTCTCTAATACACCTGTAACTGCTATTGAAAAACTTGATGCTATAGATTACTTTCCAAACGCAGGGAAAGACATAAACGTGGGGAGCTATAGTGGTAAGTACCTTGGTAATGCTACGATATTTGCTGCGCCTGGAGCTAGAATACCTTTTGGGTTATTTGATGCCCATATGCGCTCATTGAAAGAGGCTGCCGCAGACAGACAGAAAGCTATCGACAAGATTCTTACTGCTCCACAAACTGCTGAACAATATCAACAAGTGTTTGATGATTACTTTTTTAGTGGAGTAGAAGGTCTTCGTGAAAAATACGGAGATGACCCTAATGCTATATTATCAAGCCCAGAAGGAGCAAGATTTTTCGCCAATGCCAATGCTATAGCCCGTGACTACACGAAGGCTGTGTCAATGGCTGAATCTACTCTTAAGACATATTCTGACAATAAAACATACCTTCCTGATAACATGAGAGACAAATGTTTAGAGGTGTTGTATGCTACGGGTGATGATTGGAAAAAGGCAATGAACGGAGAAGGTTCTTTGATAAACAGTTTGAATGCAGTGTTGTCTTATGTGAATGTCATGCCTCAGATTGAGGAATATGCAACAGAAGCATTGAAGCCTGCTAACTTGACTCAAATGCCTATTAACCTCAAAACTGGAGGAGAATATGACAGCGATAAATTTGTCGCTGAGCGTGAAGACTTTTTCCTTATGGTTAAAAATGGTGGTATTCAAGAAGGCTCTAATGAATACGTTGAGGGAATTAAGAAGTACTTTACGGGGGATTACGTCAAATCTATTACCGCTATATGTGCTGCTCAAAATGTTAGCGAAGAACAGACTCAAGATGCCATCAAGTACTTTGAGGGTAGAATTCCTAAGGAAAGCATTGAGCTTAAATACAAGTCTATAGACAATAATGCAATGGCTCAGGCGGAGTTAGCCGAAAGAAGAAGACAGTTCAACTTGAATCGTCAAGATAAAAAAGAAAATGAAAGCTACGCAAGAACAATTCATGAGGTGGGTAGTATTGGAGACCCTGGTACAGGAAAAACATTTAATCAAGAGATAGCTGCCTTAAATGCTTCTGGAGTGACTGGAGCAGAGCTTAAAAGAAGACAAGAAGCTTTGTATAAACTTTACTTTGGTGTTCAAGATGGGAAGATTGAGATTGACGGAAATGGCACTTATGTTACATATGTTCCTGTTAGGGGTGCGACTTCAGAACCAGGAGACCCTAGAACTACTAAGATTGGGGTTAGTGTAAAGAATGCGGATGGCTCTTGGGGATATAAGACATTGACCGCTTCTGAAATTGCATCATCTTCTGAGAATTATTACATGGGTGGAAAGCCTATAAAGAATACTGATTACGCAAACATAAAACTGAAGCCAGTTAATACAGAGGTTCGTGTTGCCTTCATAAATAGACAGACAGGGAAACAGGAGTATCTTAAGGCAGATGGTTCAAACAATGCTGCATATGAAGCATCAGCAGAATCAGGAAGAATTACATATGCAACAATACAGCATCAAGCGTATATTCAAAAGTCAATAGAGAATAAAGCCACTGGAGATGAAGTCATTTATTATTCACCTGTTCCAGGTTTTGTTACAGGGGAAACGATAAACATTGCCAATGCAGCTGGTCAGCAGTACCTTGACAGAACTCTTGGATACACTGCTCCAAAAGCTGCGGAAGCTCAAGGAGTTCCTACTACAAGTACGACTACTATCAATTCATCAAATCAATAATAAACAGAAGAAATGAAGAAATTACTTACAAGCCAAGAAGTTGAGATGATGAACAATCTTGGTAATTTAGAAATGGTCGCAAGCCATACTTACAAACATTTAGCAAACAGCATGAAGACAATCGGTTTCTTTGGAGCTGAGAAATTCTTCAATGCAGAATGCTTATCTGAACTTTCACATTACGATAAATTAGAAGCATTTATGAATGACATGAACGAGCAATTAGAGGTTCGTTCTTTAGATGCCGTTGACGATGAAATTGGAGACCTTATGCAGGCATTTACTCACGCTGTAGAGATGGAATCAGACCTACTTGAAGAGTATGAGTTCGCATGGGAAAAATCATCTCCAAAGATGAAAGCATTCTTAAAAGAGCTAATTGATATTCAGGTTCAGAGCGTTGGTGAGTACGGTGATTTAATCGCTCGACTCAGTAGAACAAGCGAGCCGATTCTTGTTGACCAAGAATTGGGTAAGTAACCTGCCTATATATAGATGAGCGACCTACACAATGGGTCGCTTTTTCTTTGTATCTACTTAATAAGAATGTACCTCGTTTATTGGTATATTTGTCAAAACTTTAATGAATGGGCGCAGGTTCTAACAATTTAATGTCTACTCAGACGGGTGGAGTAGGCGAGACAATTCAAGCTGAGAATAGTACTCAAGCAACTCCAGAAGAATTCCAAGCGAATATACCACCAGTACAAGCAGAGACTCCGCAGACAGAAGTTCCAAGTGAGGTTCCTGCTGAGCAAGTCGCAAATGAGGAGCCACCTCCAGCAGAAGGTCCACTTACTGCTGAGGAACAGCCTGCTATTCCTATGGTTCCAACTGAAGAGCCTAATGCAGAACAGCCTGCAGAAGGTCAACCTATTACTCCTGAGTCTCCTATTGAGACAGAAACAGATGTTATCAACAGGCTTGGATTGGAAAATGTAGAGCCTGCTTTTGACGAAGACAAAGTAGAAACTCCAACCTTAAATATACCAGAAACAACTCCTGATGGAGTTCCTGTGGCTGCTCCTCAGATTCCAAAGAAAGAAGAAAAACAGCCTATAATTAAAGAAGACGAAGAAGGCGAAGTTGTTGAGGAACCTATAATTCCTAATGAAACTCCTGATGGAGTACCTGTTGGTGGTATTGATGTTGAGCCAAAAATCAACCTTGCAGATGTCAATGCTAAATACAAAAATGAAGGTATTCAGATTGATGACTTAGGGAAAATAACTGTAGGTGCAGAAGAGAAGAAAGACGCTCAAGGATTACCTGATGGTTCTTACCGATTGGCAGGTAAATCAGCTAACTATCAAAAGATAGATGGTAAATGGTACAAGGATGCTAACTTGACTGGAGACTATCAGCCGATAGGTGGAGATAATTTAGAGTCTCGAGCTGAATATCTTGAGTCCAATGCCCAAGCAACTGTATCTGAAACACAGAAAAAAGCAAACGAAATCATCAATCAAAGATTTGGTGATATGCGAAAAGAGGTTGAGGGCAATAGAGTTGCTGAAAACAACTTTACTTTTGATGATTTCACCAAGGGCGGAGCTAAGAGTAATACAGAGCAATATAACGCAGATGGTACGATTAACTTTAATTACGACCCTAAAACTGCAAAGGCTAAAGAAACATTTGGTGTAGAGACAAAAAAAGCAGGAGAGTTGCTTGATGGTGTGTATAGATACCCTGATTCAAATGCGACTTATCAGAGAAAGAACGGAGATTGGTTTATTGACCCTAAAGGAGGAACCAACTTTGTGCCTATGACGAAAGGCGATGTAACGTACAGAAAAGCTAAGCTTAATACTGGCGCTATATTACAATACAAACCTGATGGTATTTATATATATCCTGGAAGCAAAGCCTCATATAAACGTGAAAACGGCGATTGGCTTATAGACCCTAAGGGTGGTTCTAACTATGTCCAAATGACAGAGGGGGATGTGGCTAAGAGAAAAGCTCAGCTTGACTTAAGAGCATTTGAAGCGGTAAAAGCCTCGGATTACAATGATTTAGGTGCAATCATAAAAAGACAAGGTGTTCTTAATGAGGGTGTAATCCCAGGTACATATTCGCTTACACCTTCCGTTGAGCAGTTGATGATGGAGAAAAAAGCAACTGTTTCTCAAGAAAAGAAAGCATCATTTAATAAGGCTCAGAATTTTGCTAATACTGACATAATGAGTCAGCTTACTATTAAAGCTGCTGATGGTTCGCCAATTCAAGTTTTGACTGGAGACCAAATGACTTCCTTCCTAGAGTACCAAAATAAAATTAAGGACATCATTGGGGACGGCTCTTATACCGTTGCTAAGGCATCAAAAGTAGAAGAAGTTCTTAAGCAAGCCGAAACGTATTTCAACGAATCTAAACAAATCAACGCTGAGATAAACAAGGCAAGAGCAGAAAACAAAAGCTTATCAAGAGTTTCGCTTGAGAAGAAAATGGAGATGGCTGATGATTTGCTTGCTAGTGGGAAGACTGATATATTTTCTGAAGATGTAATGATTTTTAACAATACATCTCAGATGGCTGATTTTGTATTGAGTAATGTCGACAATGGAAAGATGCGATTCGACCCAGAGGCAGGTCAATATGTAATCTCTCCAAACATCAGTGGAACGGAAAGACAATACCTTGAAAGCAAACTTGCTGAATATGTTAATACATATACAGCTTTACAAGGAGAGAAATACGCAGAATCTCAGGCTAAGATACAGGATGATAGACAAAAGCTTGCCGCTGAAAAACGTAATATCGTTAAGCTTGAGAGTTCATTATCTGAGATGAAGCGAAATGGAGTGGATGAGAAATCTACTGAGTACCAAGCTGTAGTTTCTGAACTTGAAAAGTCGAAAAGCCAAGCAGATGATTATGAAACGCTGATTGACAAGAAGATATACGCAACGGATGCAGCGTTCTTAACTGAGCCTAAGAAAACTGCTCAGCAACTTGCTCTGAGCATGTCAGAAGACGCATACAACATCATAGCTGCTATACCAAAGGATATTACTCCTAAGCAACAATTTGACTTGATATATGAGCGATTGGCCGCTGAGAACGACAGAATAGCTAAGGAGAACGGATTAAACACCGAAGGACTTGGCAATGCCAACATGAAGGTTAAAGACATGGTGGATTGGGATGGATTCTATGCGTTGTCAAAAGTAGAAAAACAATGGTTGCAGAATAAGGCGACATTGAGTAAAATGGCTCCTCTATACTTCAACAATAGCGACATGCTATCAAATGATGGTACTGGATTTTGGGAATCATTTACTAATTCATTCTATTCAACTTTATTCCCTAATACAGCTAAGGCTGAAGGTTTTGCTAACTTGTCAGAGGCTTCTGCCGTAACTGCTCAGAAATTGCAAGAGTTCGGATTCAAGGAAGATGACTTTGTTACTCCTGAGATGGCTAAGAAATTGGAGGAGCAATCTAAGGTTGACTTTTGGAGCATGGAGAAATGGGGTAGCATGACTGGTACTACTGCCGCAATCATAGCGCCAATGGTTTTAACCGCAGGAGTTCCATCTACAGCTCTTAGGGTGGTTAAAGGAATTGAAGGCCTTATCACTGGCGCAAATGTAACGAAGACAGCAAAGATTGTAAGCACTGCTGAGAAGATATACAATAGCGCACTTCAATCTACACGATTTGGTAGATTCCTAAAGCCAACAATCGAATCGGCTGTAAAAGCTGAGATTGCAGGGGACATCTTTACCTCTCAGGAAGATGAACTAAACTTCTTGTCTTTCATGGCAGGAGGAGTGGTTTCTGAGTCTCTTGGAGTATTTTTCTCTAAGATGCCTAAAGACCAAGTTTACAAATATCTTCAAGGTATATTTGGGAACAAAGTTGATGCGGCCATCAATGTAATTAAAAAAGGAGGAGAAGCTACTGCTCGTGGTATTGGTGAGACAGGGGAGGAAACAATGCAGGAGCTTGTTGGAATCTACCAAAGAACTGATAGTTGGGGAGAGATGAAGGCTGAATTGGGTAAGCAGTTTGGTACTTTTGACCAAGTTCAAGAATTTTTGATTTCATCGTTTATTATGGGGGCAGGATTTGGTCTTACTGAATCTAAAGGTGCTAAAGATGCGTATGAAAAATTACCTCCAAAATCAAAGGAACAAGTAGACGCTGCTATTGAAGCTATCAGAGCTGACTTAAATGAGGCAGATAGCAAGGTTGAAGAGTTTGCTGAGAATAAGGGTAAGCAACAAGCGGTAGAACAAACAATCGAAGAAAATGATAAAAAAGACGAAGAAGGGGTATCAGGTCAAGTCGGAGAAGGGCAAGAACCTGTCGAAGGACAACCTGTCGCTGGGACAAGCGAAGAAGCGCCTAGCACTGGTGGAGTGGTTCAAGAAGAACAAGGGCAAGCTGAACAAGTAGCTCCTGCTGCCGAAGCAACTACTGAAACACCTGCTGAAGCTCCTAAACCGCCTAAACCACAAAAGGCTACTGCTCGAAGCCTAGAAGAAGCTCAAGAATTAGCTAAGCAGGGTTATGTTCCTGCTGATAAATCTCTCAGCTCAACAGCTCTAGGTAACATATTTAACACAAGGAAAAAGCTTAACATGGTTAAGGTTGAGCAAACTCCTGCCGCTGAAACAACTGCCGCTGAGGCTCCTGTTGCTGAAGCTGCAACGAGCGCACCAATAGCAGAAACAACAGTAGCTGAAACTCCTACATCTACAGGCACCGTTGAAACTCCTACGGTTGAAACAGCTACTGAACCTACAATTACTCCTACTCCTACTGAGCCTACAGCTGAAGCTCCAGCTAAGAAGAGAAAAATAAAAGATGAAGAGGTTGGAATTGCAATACATGGAACTCCAGATGGTCGAAAAGATTTGGCTAACTCTAATTTTAAGGGAGAAGCACCTGACATCAGAATGCCTTTCGTAAGAGTAGAAACTGAAGGCGGTAAGAACTCTGTTGATATACCATTTGATGAAAAAGGATTTGCTGTAGATGACACAAAAGAGAACGAAAACATAATACACTTTAAGTTAGGCGCCCTAGAAAAATCAAGAGGAGGACAAGGCGGAAGGTCTGGATATATAGGTGGTAGTATTTCTGTTCCTAAAGGAACGGATATTGACGCAGCAAAGAAAGACATTGAGGCAGTACTTAATGACTTCAATAATAAGTACAATGAAGGAAGCAAGTATGAAGTTCGATTTGATGCTATACCTGATGCTGCATACAATCAAATGCAGGAGGACATTAGAAAGAGGTTGCTAGAAAATACGTCTGTTGATGAAACTAAAATGACTGCGCCTGTTACGGAAACTCAAACTGAAACAACAGCTGAGCCAGTAATAGAAGGAAGAACTATCTCTCAAATTGCTAAGGACTTTGCCAATAAGATTAGAGCAGGTAAATTAGGCGGTGAAGGACTGAAATCATCTATCCCTGGATTTGATGCTGTATGGAACACGTCATTAGAGGCTGCAGCCAAAGTAGTTGAAGCCGCAGGTATGTCTGCCGAAACGGTTCAAAAAGCAATAGACGCAGGATTCAAGGTAGTTAAGAATTCTGATTGGTATAAAGGATTGAATAGAGCGCAAAAACAACAAGCAGCAGCTGATTACAACGCAGGAATGAACAACTTGTTCGACGAGGGCAAGATGACTTCTGCTGAGAAAGCTGCGGCTAAAGAGTTTGGTAAAAAAGTCGCTGAGTCAACAGGAACTGCTAAAGATGAAAAGACTATTCAGATGACTGAATCTGAGGCATTAAGAAAGCAGTTGAGAGACAAGGAAAAGGCAGGTAAAGAGACTCGCATATGGATGAATAAAATGCGCAATCAAATCCTTGACTATGCAAAGAAGAATCTTCCTAAAGGTGAATATACCAATGCTGAATTTAATAAGATTACAGCAGCTCTAAAAGCTAAGGACCTTGAGGCCGCATTGGATAGAATTGATGCTATTATTGCCAAGAAAAACGAAAGCACAGCTAAGCGTGATGCTAAGACTGCTGAGAGAAATAGAAAGGCGACCATCAAGGAAATTCGAGATAAGGCCAAAAGTAAAAGAACTATCCTTAGCCGTCAAGGGAATAAATGGGTTGGAAAGACTACTGTGGAAGCTCAGAAGGAATATTTCAAGTTTATCAACAACATAAACATGGATGAGCTTGATGGAAAGACACAAGAAGAGCTTGATGAGATAAATGACATTATTGATGGAATAGTATCTGAAGGTAAAGCTGATTACAAGCGACTAAAAGCATTAGACGATAATGCTAAAAGAGAACGTGCTGCTGCATTGATACAAGGTCTTGCTAAGGGTCAGGGGACTACCCTTAATTCTGTTGATGAGATAATGGATTTCTTTGATAAGGGAGGAAAAGTAGTCGTTGATGGTAAACTATATGATAAGGGTTCATTTACGCAACTAATAAATAAAGACACTCAAAAAGGAAAGCAAGGTGAGAAAATAGCAGATATTGAAGAGGAGATAACTGACCTAAAAAGAGATTATGAAACTCGACTGGAAGAGGTTATAGTCGAAGGAGGTAATGAATCTACTGACCCTGATTTGAAGGCTATTTCAAAAAAGATTAACGCTAAAAATAAACAATTAAGCACGGCTCAAGCGAAATATGATTCTATGCCTAATGCAGATGTAGAAGTTGTTGGAGCGACTGGATATAAGCAAGAAAATTCTGAATTGGCTAAGCTAAATGAAAGAGCAAAAAGTAAGAAGCTAATCAATAGAGTAATCAATTTCCTTACTCCAACAAAAGCAATAAACGACTTGTATTCATTATACACTAAAACTTGGTCTAAAAGCCCAGCTGTAGCTAGATTTGTTAGAGATAATATAATGGAGCCAGTTAAAAAGGCTTATGTCGCTAGGGATATTGCTTATAGCAAAAAGGTAAACGAGTACTACGAAAAATTAGATGAGATATTCGGAACATATCCTGCTAAGAAAGCTAAGGAAAGAGCAGGTGTAGCCAAGCGTGGCTCTAAGGCGATTGATAAGTTATCTGAGTCGGTAGATGGAATTGTTACTTCTGAGGTTGCAAAAGGAGTCAATATAACAAATGGTCACGTTATTGATTACTACAATCTTGCTCAAACTAAAGATGGAGTTAAGAGACTTACAAATTCTGGTGTTGATGTAGATGCAGTTATTGCTCATGTTGAAGGAGATGCTCAGCTAAAAAAATACGCTGATTTCTTAATGGAAAAATACAAAGAGCTTGGAGTTGAGTATGAGCCAACATATGTGGCATATACAGGAACTCCTTTCCCTTCTGGAGATTTTCCTTATTACCCTGCTAATGCATCTGATTATACTCAAAATTTTGTAGATGAAGGAAGCTTAATGGGGGATGATGGGTCATTCAATATGATGAATGCCACTTCTAATAACATGAAGGCAAAAAAGAATTATCAAGGTAACTTCAATATTGGTATGGACGCTCATGCTAAATATCTTGACTATGTAAAAAATATGGAGCATGCTAAAAACTTTATGCCCATTGCCAAAAAAGTCAACGAATTATTTAGTGCAATCAATGCACCACATTTAATAAAGAATTTAGGAATTGATGACTACAACGACATCAAAACACATACAGCAAGAGTACTTAGCAATCAGGGGATTTCAGCTCCAAGTTCTTCGGTAAGAAACATATTGATGGGAATTAGGAATTATACCGTTGTAACTACTCTTGGATTTAAGCCTTCCTCGTTAGCTAAGCAGTTTGTTGGATTTACTCACTATTGGGTAGCTGGTATAGATAAGGGATTAGACCCTCTTCAAATATGGAAAGGTGCGCCAGTCAATAAAGACGAATTAGAACTTGTAAAAGACATAATTGGTAGCGATTATGTTAAAGAGCGATTGACAGGTCAGCATATTGACGTTGAAATGAAAAGATTGATGGAGCAGGCTCAAAATAGCACATCAGCTAAAGTATGGTCTAAGTTCTCTCAAGCAGCAATGGCTCCAGTAAGATATGGTGATAAATTTGCCTTGTTGTACGGGCCTGGAGGTGGTTTATTTTTTGCCACTGCATCTTATAGACATGCTTTATCAGAGGGTATGACTCATGAGGAAGCAAAAGCCTATGCATTAGAGCAATTCATCACAGAGACTGAATTGTCTCAGCAGTCTACTCGTGCTGACTTAACGAGTAACATACAGCTTGATGAAACATTTAGAATGCTTGGTATGTACCGAACAGGGCAAATGGCTGCGGCTAAGAAAGTAGTTACAGGAATGCGTACTATTTATCAAGCAAATAGAATGCAAAAAGAAGAAGGCGTTGAGGCAAGAAGAGAAGCAATATCTGATAGAGAGATTGTAAAAGCATCAGTTGATATTACATACTATACACTTGCCGCTTCACTGTTGTTCTCTGTGATTGCCAATGGAGCTATTTCAGTGCTTATGGGAGACGACGAAGATGCTAAGAAACGAGCGCTTCACGACACAGGAATGGATGCTTTAGGTTCAATGTTCCAAGGATACGGAATGCCTGGATTTGTAATAGATGGATTCTTAAATCACATGAGAGATGATGACTGGAAGGATAATGTTCCAATCTTAAAAACATTGATAGGTCTTTGGGAGACTACTCCAATAATGTATGATGCAGCAAAAAGAGACTGGTGGGGTAATATGACAACGGCTCAAAGAAAAGATTTCTTAGAAAGAGAAGGTGAGAAGACTTTTGATTCTGGAGAGAACGTCGATAGATATGCAGAACAATTTAATGATAGATTTTGGATAAATAAGACTACAGAAAAAGAGTACGACGATATAACTAAAGCTATAGGATTAAAGAATGTCAGTGATTTGGTTTCCAATATAGGTGAATGGATGGATGGAGCGCAAGACTTCACAAATGCAATCATGAATTGGGATATGGATTACATGGAGAAAAATAAAGAGAGAGGTAAAAACGACAGAATATTTGAAATGTTCTATGGTATTCCATACATTGAAAAGAATGGAGAGCCTAGCTATACTCCTGCAGACGAAGATAAAGAGCCTGATATGTTCACTGAAGATGAATCTGGAATTTCAGCAGAAGAAGGTGATGTGATAAAAGCAAGGAGCAGATTCAGACGCAATTTTTAACTAAAAAATATCAATCAATAAAAAAAGTAAATTTGTAACAATTAAGAGCATATGGCTACAATCACAACCCACGACCTCATAAAATGTAATAGGATATATCCTACGCTTCCGAGCGTAAATCCTGCTGCATTATTCTCGTATAACGGAATGACCGTAAGATTTGATGATGACATTACTAAGTCATACAAAGTAAAGCGGAATGTTCAAAGTCGTTTTTATCATCCAGGAGTAGAGCAAGAAGAAGGATTTTCATATTCTGGAACTTACTCCATTACTTCAATGAAGTTCAATGGATTCGAGGTAATTTCTGCCCCTGCTAATTTAACTTTAGACCAAGATTCTACTCTTAATAGAACTGCTTTTCCATTATATACTCTTGGTAATGAATATCTATACACAAACAACGTAGCAAACGCCATAACGATAGCTAATAGTAATGTTGAAATTGGGTTTGGAGTTAACAATATATATGTATTTGTTGAGTCGGTTGTTAATTTATACGATATTCCTGTAAAGGTTGTTAAATCCCACCCTTCTTGGTGGTTAATTGACGATTTTGCACGATATGAAAATTTGGCTTTCGAGAAGTACTATAACGACAATTTTGAATTTACATTGTCAATAGTTTATGACAATAACGGAAGTCCTTTTACTGAGGTAAATAGATATGTGTTTGACGGTGATACTGTTACTCATTTCGTTGATGGCATAAATATCATTGACATAGAGCCTGTACGAGCGCCTCAATATCAAGAGGTAAGCTCATTCTTGTCGTATAACTTTGATTACGATACCATTGAGGAGATTACATCTTGTCCTACATATACAGTACCATTCATATCTTCACTATCAACAGATGGATGCTCTACTATGAGCATTTCTTGCGATTGTAAAACGATTACGTTCTCAGACACATCTAATTACTACACGAATGACTTGCCAGGGCATGACCCAGAGTTGTTCACGAGTAGAACGATTACGATGACAAAGCCGAACGGAGAGCAATACATTTGGGCGACTGCCGATGTGACACCTTCTAATCAGGTGATTCAACCGCACTACAACTCTACAAATACATTTCAGTACACATTGACAAATATAGATGAGGATGGTATCTATTCATTCCAAATCTGTACTTATCCTGATTGGAGCAATGAAGTGTATTATGAATCATTCTTAGGTACAATAGTAAGACGAGATGGCAAATTATATAAGTGTACAACTTCCAGCACGAATCTTGACCCTGCTGATATTGCTAATGCTGATTATTGGACGCTTTATACTTGTACTGGTACTTGTGATGATACACGTTATTGTACGACTGAAAAGATTGTTGTCCTATGTGTATCGCTGCTTAAGTGCTACAAGCAATTAGTTGCTGATGCATTCTGCGGAATGAAGAACAATCCTTGTAAGAGTATGTGTGACAATAAAGCGTTTATGAATGCGATGAAGTTCCGAGTTACATTGGATGCTTTAGAGTTCGCTGTATGCGCTAGCGATTGGGTATCTGCTCAAGAGCAAATTGACATATTAAAAAGTATATGCTGTTGTAATGGATAATTGCTGTTTGAATATGTATGTGTCAGGCACTATAGGCTCTGAAGCCCCAGTGTTTGAGTGGACATCTCCTATTACTGGAGCGTACCCTTCGTTTTCGTTTGAAGTAGAAGTAGATACCCTTTCCTTGGTTTTCAATGAAGAGACATCTGAGTGGCAGATATTTGCTGGCGATGTTTTTGTTGGTAGCTCAACGTATGAAGGAAACAATGAATGTCCAAGTGGTCTTAACATTGTAAATGAAGGCGACATTACTTATTCCTATACAGTTTATTCAGTTCCTTGCGGTGAGCCTTACGATATTCCAACTATAGAATATCCTTTGGAGTGTTTACAAGAAGCTTGCAGAAATAAGAACTTGTTGAACAAGCAAAAAAGAGCGTTGGCTGAGGATATTGCAGGAGTAAGTAAAAAAGAGATATTTGGATTCAAGTGTGGAGATGCTTGGGAAAATATATTCATGAGGAACTTGATTATTCATACTCTATCATGTATGCCTACGGGTGTTCTTTCCGTTGAGAAGGAAAAATGTTTGATTGGAAAATTAACTGATAAATGTAATTATTGATATGGCTTGTAGTAGTTGTAACGGTGGTAATTCATTGAGTTCTTGTGGGTGCGTAGACAACTGCCCTACTAAGACTTCTGAATTTACGTTTGATGGGGTGTTCTCATCAATTCCTGTACCCCCAGGGTCTACGCTGAATGAGGTGTTGTTGCTAATGGAGACGTTCACAATGAACTCCATTGGGGACTTGAATGTTAATTATGAGCTTACATATGCTAACTGTTTAGGGTTAGATGCTGGGACTTATAGTTACCAACAAATGATTGATGCTATAATCTCTGTTCTTTGCGCACTGAATTCTTCATATACATCACTTGAGCTTCAAGTGCTAGAGCTGGAAGCTAACAATGACCTTGTATGGAACGATATTCCTTTAGCATATGGATGGGAAGCGACAGACCTTTTGAATAATCCACCACAATATGCAATTCAAAACGATTTAATGTATTTGAAGGGGACTATTGCAACAGATGAGCTAAGTTCTATGAGTGCAGTAATTTGGAATTCAGTTCCTATGGCTGGCATAACTCGTGTTATTGAGACTATGTGTTATGAGAACTTCTCTACGATAGGTGCAGTTAAGATTAGAGTGCAATCAGGAGTTATGTCTTATATAGGCCCTTATGGAGCGGCAGGAATCCTTATGTTAGACTCAGTTCCTGTAATTAGATTAACAAATTAACAATATAAAAAAATGGCAAATTTTGACGTAAATTTTACAACAGCTTCAATTGTTGTTGGCGGAGGTGCAAACAGCGTTTTAGAATATTTTGAATATAGAGCAATCAAATCTGTAGGTCGTTCTTTACATACAGATGGAAATTGGTATGTGATTATCAATTTCTTTGCTAATGACGTATTGAATCCTTTAAGATTAAATCTTTCTCAAGTAACTAATCAGCCAACTTGGACAAATGATTCTTCTGGCTCATACGCAGCTGCTGCAGATATACAAAGAAATATAGACCTCTACATAACTAGTGCGACTATTACAGGTCCATTTGGTTCTCAAGATTTAGCTAGCTCTGTATCTGTAGCTCTTTCTTACGAGCAAATGACTCAGAGTATAACTCCAAATATAATTTCTGTTGGGTCTGCAAATGGAGACTTAGGGGTTGCATGTCGCTCTATTTCTTTTGCAAGCAATGGTACTGCTGATGCGAGAGTTTCTTTTAATGGTGGATTGACTTATGTTAATCTTCCAGCAGGAACCTCTATCAACATGGACGCAGGTGGGATAGCTAATGAATATCCTGCCGCTTTATTTTATTGGGATACGACAACAAACGCAGGGTCACAGTTGATTATCACTTACAACATTTAATAGATGAGTACCTCAATCTACATAAATCCATTTCAGTTATTACCGACTAACTATGGGTTGTTTTCTCAATTAGGAAACAGCACACCTATTGCGGCTACGACAACTGAAGGAACATTGATAAATGGTGGGGTAGGTACTCTATCTGTTCCTGCAAATGGGTTTAAGTTAGGAGATGCATTTAGAGCAGAGTTTGGAGGGCTTATTTCTGCTCACAGCGGAAACACTATTACGATAAGAGTAAAAGCAGGTTCTACTATTTTATGTCAAACTCCCGCTTTTACAATGCCTGGGATTACAAATCAAGTTTGGTTACTAAGCATTAACTTTAACATTAGAGCAATAGGTGCAGCAGGAACAGCAGAGATTGTTACTTTGGGTAACTTTCATGTATTAAAAGCAGCAAGTGGTACTCAAGAAGGCTTTGGGTTTAATACAATCAACAACACTACGTTTGATACTACTATTCCAAACACATTAGACGTAACTGTTGAATGGAGTTCTAACAATGCAAACAATAGCATATACTCTGACACATTTGTCTTAAATAAGATTTACTAATGAGTACAAGGATTGAATTAAAAGCAGATGGTGCCTCAGTAGGAATGAAGCTCTTAAAGACGGGACAAACGACTTCATATTCTACAGGTGACGATGGCGATACGCAACGTGGTAGAGCAACAAACAGATTAGTTCTTGAAAAGAATAATCCATTTGGGAATACCAATCGCTTTACCAATAAAACAGGAGGCAGCACATATGCTACTTCAGTTACTTTTGATTGGTCTACATATGATGGTAAAACTGTGCTAGCATATTACTTTGGTGACATGGCAGCTACAAGACCTCTTGCTACTCAAATGACTCAATATCTTTCAAGCACATTTGATGGGTTAACTGGATGGCATTTAACCAACATGCAAGAGATGTTAAATATTTTAGATTGGGGTAGATTAGCAAACTATCAATTACAATATCCACCCTTCAATACAAACCTTCGTTACTTTTGGGTAGGCACACAGCCCGCAGGGGCATCAGGTGTAATCACTGATTTAGCAGGAGTTAATCCATTTAGTTCATCACCAAAGACAAGTGGACTATATGGAATGTGGGTAAGAGAATGTACAGTAGCAGGAACAACAATATCATAAGACATGGCAACATATAAATTTGAACAGTTTAACGTAGAGATTGTAAATCCTACAATCCAAGTGATAACAATTCACGATACAATCGCACAGAAGACATGTAGCGTTGATGTGTTGTTGTCTACTCCAACAGCAAACTTTGGTATAACTCTATCAGGGTTTACTTATACTGATGATTGGAACGATGAGGAGGTAGAGGTTTGGACTTTTGTCGAATTGACCAAATACGAAGTGCCAACGACCTAACAAAATAGTTTTCAATTTATCCGTATTTTTACAATCGGAAATTGATGTAGTAACACAATCGTTATGATATTATGACAGACTTTGTTAATTTGATAAGCAAACATGGCATCACTGGACTATTGTGTGTATGCCTTTTTTGGATGAACTCAAGGCTATCTGATGTTGAAGCAAGGCTTTACGATTGCTATGATGATGCCACTCATATGAAGGCAGATATTTCAACAAACAAAGTGATTACATCAAGAGACAAACTTATTGCTATACTACCCAAGGAAATAGAGATTAAAAAAGAATCCGATGACGACCACATTCTTTCTGTTTAAGAATATATTAGCCGATACACTCAAGAGAAACGGCAAGTGGTCAAAGACATTCCTTACTATGTTCACTGCTTGGGGGGCAGTTTTATTCATGGCATTTTGGGATTTTTTTGTAAATGGATTATCATTCGATGTGTGGGTAACGCTCGTTTGTGTATCTTTGGGCATCAAGGTCACTGACGCTTGGAGTAAAAAAATAGAAAAGAAAGACAATGAATCCAACAAATTTGAAAACGGGTGACATTCTTCACTGCACGGGAAAGAAACTCCTGAGCAAGATAATCAGAAAGGTCACTAAATCTAAGTTCTCTCATACTGCTCTGTTCATAGAGATTTGGGGACAGCCATACATTATAGATGCTCAAAAGGATGGCGTTAACGTAAGACCATTTGATGCGTGGAAAGATATGTACGGATATGACTTTGAGGTAAGCCGACCTGAATCCATTGATGAAAAAGAATTGTCTATGCGTGCGCTTACAAGAGTAGGTCACACTGGATATGACATCGAAGGCCTTATATTTAAGCAACCAATCGAATTGCTTACGGGTAAATGGAAGATTAAAAAGAACGAACAGGAGCGCATGTACTGCTCTGAATTCGTTGCTTGGGTATATGGAGTAGAGAAGTCGTATAGAATGTCACCACAAGACGTGTATGAGTGGTGTAAAATGAATCATTTCAATGAAGTCACTGTATAAATTCTTGTTCGTGTTGCTGATGTTGTCAGCATCGTGTTCTCCGCAAAGAAGATTTACCAAGTTAATAGAGAAGTATCCTTATCTACTAACAAATGATACTATCATAATGCATGATACTATCCGCATCTATGTGCCAGGGGTTAAGATAGACACTGTTGTTTCTTATCAACAGTTATTTGACACAGTTTATTTGGAGAAAGACCAACTAAAAGTTAAGGTATATGTAGACAGATACAATAAGGTTTACATTGCAGGTGAATGTGACACTGTGTATGTAGACAAGATTGTTGAAAGGAAGGTTCCTGTTAGATACTACGAGAAGAAGAAAGGATTTTGGGCTGAGGCAGGTCAATACGTTAAGATAACATTTTGGCTTATCTTTATAGCAGCAATCATTTACATCATCAGTAGAATCGCAAAGAGATGGGAAATTTAGACTTATCAACTATTCGCCAATATCCGTTAAAGGATGGGCAGTTTTTCAATGAGACAACAATCAAGAAACAGATTGTATTGCATCACACGGCAGGTAATGGGTCAGGTGTAAGTACAATCAACGCTTGGAACGCTGATAGCCGTGGTCGTATTGCTACGTTTGTTTGCATTTCTGGAAAGAATTCTACTAATAGTAAGGATGGAGAGATTGTTCAATGCTTTAGCTCTAAGAATTGGGCATACCACTTAGGCGTAAAGGCTGAAGTATTTGCCTCTAGAGACATTAAATGGCAGAACCTTGACAAACTATCCATTGGGATAGAGATATGTAATTGGGGGCCGCTAGAAGAGAAAAATGGGAAGTTCTACAACTATGTAGATAGAGAGGTTCATCCTGATGAGGTATGTACTCTTGATAAACCTTTCAAAGGGTTTAAGCATTATCATGCTTATAGCGATGCTCAGATTGAATCAACACGTCAGTTGGTCATATATCTTCATGAAAAGTATGGCATAGATATCACATACAATGAGGACATTTGGAATGTTACTGACCGTGCGTTGAAAGGCGAAAATGGTTTGTTTACTCATAACTCGTATCGAAAAGATAAGTCTGATGTCTACCCTCATCCTAAGATGGTAGAGATGTTGAAATCCCTAAAGTAATAAAAGATGGCACGCAATAGATTGGCAGGCACTAAAGTAGGTAAGAGCAAGAGCGCTAAATATTACCATAGTAATCCAGAGGCTCGTGATAAGAAGCAGAAGTACGATGCTGATTTCAATAAGCATCCTGAGCAACAAAAGCACAGGTCTATCTTACAAGCTATCAACCGAAAGAAGGGGACTCATGGGAATCTTGACGGGATAGATGAAGCTCACGTAACAAAGAACAAAACGAAGAAGCAGAAGCAAAGTCAAAATCGTTCTGATAAGAAGCGAATCTTCTTCCGTGTGAAATCGTAACATGTTCATCATCAAAAAGAGCCGTCAGTTCGGTTCTAAAGTACCGATTATAGATATAGCTTGTGAACTTTGTGTTCCTATTTTGGATTCTGTCAATCCTAAATTGATTCTTCTTTACCTTTCCTTTCATTTCAAGTCAACATTAACTGTGATTCGCACGCTAGGAAATGCTGCCGCTATCTTCTTTAGAGCCAATAAGCCGTGAGGGCCGTTACCGTCCTCAACAGCAAGTAGAACTTTCTCCATCATACCAATCTTCTCGGCAAATGGTTGAACGTGCATGCGTAAATGCTGTACACGAATGATTGTTACCATTTCTCCAATGTCTTCTGCTGTCAATTCTACTTCGTACTCCATGTTAATGTTTGTTAAAAAATGCCACTAGCCGTAGTGGCCACCTTACCTATCACCTAAACTTAAACTATTTATATGCGCTTATGAAAGCGGTAGTCAGGACAGGATTCGAACCTGCAACCGTTAAAGGCGTGCTGTTCTAAAGGGAAGCACTCGTATACCAATTCCGCCACCTGACTATGTACGGGTCTTTCCCCGTTTGTCACCTTTCGCAACTTTGCGCATCAATTTGAGTTTGCTTCCTAAAAGCTATCTCTCTTATCTATTGGGGCTGCGTGGTTGGTCCTCACCCCTCGTACTCATGGCAGGACTCGAACCTACAACGGAAACTATCGCATCTGCTTTTCCAATTAAGCTACATGAGTCCAGTGTGTACTTATGACTCTCGTCAGTGATACGCCACTTGATTATCTGGGTTGCAGCAGATACTTAGAATGGTAAATCCTCAGGCTCTGTAGCTGATTTAATAGCTACTTGAGGAGCTTCATTTGGCGCTTCTGTGCTTTTGTTCTTAGAGAATGTCTTGAATGACACGCAAGAAATCTCTTTGAACTCTTTCTTTTCTCCTTCTTTATTTGTCCAACTGTTTGTGTTGATACTTCCTTCAACATAAATCTTGTCTCCTTTGCTGATGTTAGCAGCACGTTCAGCAAGAGTTGGGATAGCAAACACACACTTGTGCCATTCAGTTTTGTCTACCCATTCGCCATCTTTCTTGTAACCATCAGATGTTGCCAATGACAACTGAACTAATTTACGACCTCCTTCTAGGTCTTTTACATCTACGTTTCCGACGTTGCCAAGCAACATCACTTTGTTCAAACTACTCATTTTTCTTCTTTTAACTTAATCAAATAATCACTGACTTCTTTTTGTGTGTGAAGCCAAACCACATCGGTGTTCTCTTCGTCTTTCAGTATATAGCGTAACATCTTGTATTTAATCTTTGATACTTCCGTTGCGAATCCTTTGGTGTCTATGTAGATTGTATGTCCGTCGTGGTCTAAAACGAAGTCTACTACTATTGTTATTGCCCTGATTGCTTCCTTGTTGTATCTGAATTTATCTACTAGTGTTATCTGTTTCTGAAATTCAAAAGAGAACCCCATCTCTTTAAGGAGGTTATAGCATTTCATCTCTAATTTAGAATCAAACTTAACCCCGTCAACTTCTATCTTCTTGTTTCCGTATTTCCTTTTGCTAAACCCCATACTCCTTGTGATAGACACGGACTACTATCTCTCCGTCAATCGTCTTGGGGAACTTAACCTCAATCTTATTCTTGAGCTTATCCTCAGCCTTGTTGTACAGCCAGAACAATAGTCTATCAAAAAGATTTAACTTGTTATATATTCTTTTTATGATTCTCTTCTCTGTCTCTTTCTTTTGGATTTCAGCAATCTCCTTCATCACTTCGCTTTCCTTATACACCGTGAAGTCACGTTCAAGGATTGGTTGAAGTTTTGGTGGAAGATATGTCTCAGGCTTCAGGACCTTTCCATCCTCACGGAAGATAGGCTTACCATCAAAGTCAAGCTTAGACATATTGGAACGATGTACTTCATCGAACAGCATCACAGCTCGGTCAGCTAATCCGTACTCATGGATTGTTCCGTAGGTGATGTATAAGATGTCAGTCAATGCGTCTGCCACATCTACTAAATCTTTTGCTTCGGCTAACTCTGTTACTTCTTCTTGTAGTAATGTTTGTCGAAGTCTTGCTCTCTTTTTCCCAAGCATCTTAGGCTTATCTGGCATCTCTGCCCCAAATGCCGCTTGGAAATCTCTTACTTGCAGTAATTGCTTTTCCATACTTTATTTATTGTTACAAATATACAAAATTTATTATCAATGTTTGTCGTAATCGAATTTATACATAAGGTTTGAGGAGAACCTAACATTGTCCATCTTAGTAATCTTGAATCTGATTTTATCAAACTCTCCTCTTCCTATGTGTGTTGAGTGTATCTTTCTAAAGAAGGTTGTCTCACTCCTGCTTGTAGGAAACTTTCCGTCGGTAAGAACAATAGGATTGTTCGGTAACTTGATGTTCCTAATCGTAGGCTTAGATGTCCTTGCCTTTCCAGGGATTACAACTTGAATCTCAAGGTCAGCTATGTACAACTTGGGAGGCTCCTTCTCTGCGAAAATATCAAACATCTTCTCCTTTTTCTTCAATGTTAATGTACGATTCAAACTCTAGTAGTGGTAGCTTGTCTCTATCACACCTTACACAGAACTCAGCGTACTGTTGGCTCTGTATAGTCTCAATCTTTAATGCTTGGTCAAATGTCTTTTTCCATTCTGAACCTGACTTTGCCTTTACATTTTGGTCTTCTTTGATTTGTTCAATTAACCATTGAACTGCTGTTTTTGCTTCCATGTTATTCTGATTTATATGTTTCATTGTAGTATAATTCAGATAATGAATCTGAGGCTTTATCAAATTCACCATCTCCATTTTTCCAAGCATCTCTTATCTGCTCTTTCTCCATATCTAGAGCTTGAATACAAGCTTCTGAATTAAGTAATGGAAATGAATTATATTCTTTTTCTAATTGCTCAATCAACCATTGTACTGCTGTTTGTTTCTTCATGTTAAATAGTTTTTACATTTTTACTCGTTTTTGTAAACAGTATTTTACGTTAAAGTGTATCATAATGCACTTTTTAAGGGTCATTTGAATCTGTATTCAAACTTCTTGTTAAATAATTTTGCCATCTTATACAATATCCCTAGAGTCAATGAGCCTTGAATTTCTCTTTGTTCTATTTCACGAACTGACTGTGCTGTGCATCCATACATATCACCAAGGGTTTCTAATGACATATTTAATTTTAATCTTTCTGCTTTTATCAATCCTGTAACTGACACTTTTTCACTAATAGTAAATCCTGCTGACCACATCAAGCATTCTTTATCCTTAAAGTAATCTAGTATAGATTCATGAAATTCAAACCATTCACCACTTACAACTAAATGACCAAATGATTGATGAAGTTCTTTCTCTAAATCAGTGTTTCCTTCTATAAGGTGTAAGACTTCTAATTTGACTGGATTTGAAGTTTGTAGTTGACTTAATCGTTTATGGATATTTTTAGTGTACCCAATCTTCAAAAATTTGTTTTCGTGTGAAATTAAATATATCATATACTTAAGGTTTTAGCCTTACGAATATACAAAAAATAATTCAATTTTAAGGTTAATTCAGCTTTTTTTTCAGCCTATAACCTGACAATATAATATGCAAAAGCATATAAATACACCCATTGTGATACATATAATATGCAAATGCATATAATCACGTATAGATAATGCTTTTTCTTATACATTAGAATATATCTCCATTAGGTTTAATCTCAATCCAACTATCTACATAGTTAAGCATATACAAGTGACTCCCTCTCGGGGCTACGTTGTAATAGAACTTGAACTTGTCTAGCCCAACCTTGAAGAACTTTTCATCGTCTGTATAAATGGTCCGCTTTGATTCGATTGGAGACGATACTACATCACTCATTCTTGCTATGGCTGCAGTATCATTATTGTTGTTTACCATAACAAATAGATTAGCCTTTGATTCTGACTTCCTATAAGGAACATCAATCGTACTAAACCCTTCCCACTTACCTGATGTACCCCACACACGCTTCTTTTCAACCTCCACATAGACATTGGTAGTTCCTGTGTCGTGTAGCCTGCTTATCACAAAGTCGTGGGACTTATATGATTCCTCCTGCATGTGCAGTGGTACGTCAAGTCTATAAGCTTTTCCGTCACAAATTGTTTCTAAAATTGTGACAGCTGTACTCATAGCCACTGTGTTTGATTCGTCGTATAGTTCTTTTGAAAATCTCTTGTTCATATTAAAATGGTTGTGAACCTTGGTAATCGAATCCAGTGTTAGGGGTAAGTGCTGATTGAACATATTCTTCCTTGTAGTCATCTCTATTAGGATTTAACCACGCAGGAATATCTGAGTCAAACTTCAGCTGTATATCCTCCAATTCTCCATCTCTATGCTTAGCTATTATCAAGTAGCCATCTTGAGCCATCGGGTTGTTATCCCGTTCCTCAACTGACATATAATAGCTTGGGCGATAAAGGAAAGTTACAATGTCTGCATCTTGTTCTATGTCTCCTGATTCACGCAAATCACTGAGGATAGGTTTCCTATCAGTACGATGCTCAACTGCTCGTGAGAGCTGAGCTAATGCAATGACGGGTATCTTCAATTCATTTGCCATATCCTTGAGTTTCCTAGAAACATCTCCGACCTCGTTTGTTCTATTCTGTGTGCCTGGCGATGTTATCTTTTGTATGTAGTCAATAACAACATAATCCAAGCCCTCTGAATGTTTCATCTTGTACACCAATGAAAGCACATCTGATATCGTGAATGAGCCTGCCACAATCTTTAGTTTTGATTGAGCAATTCGCTTCCTTGACTTTTCAAATCTCAGAACCTCATCACGCTGTAATCTTCCTCGCTTTATTGAGTAACCTTTCACTCCGCTGTCTACACTAATTATCCGTTTCATTACTTGAACTTCATCCATCTCACAGGAGATGAACAATCCCTTGTAGTTATCACGAATGCTAGCCGCCTTCATTATTCCCAATGCAAACTGTGTCTTACCCATCGCAGGTCTCGCTGCCACAATGATTAAGTTCGTGGCGTGCATACCGGAGGTAACAGTGTCGAACCTATCGTATCCAGTTCGTATTCCGTTGATACCGTCCTGAGATGCCGCTTGCTCCATCTTCTTGTCAAGTTCATCAAGCAATGACTCGTTAGAATATTCCTTCTTGTTGAGTATAGCCTTGAACTTATTGTCAAGCAGGTGGTCTTGCATTAGGGCAAGCGTCTTGTCTGGTGAGTACGAGTCTGAGTTTGCATCATCCATAATGTGTTTACCCAAATCAATATGCTCGTGACGAATACTCTCGGCTATAAGCATTGATATTGCGGTAGAAGTCTCAAGCCTCTCAGCAGATGTAAACATTGAATGTATTCGACTAACATCGCTCAATGCATCTGTCTTATGTAGAGACTTTGATGACCTAAGACCTTTGTAAACGGTGAGCAAATTGATTGGCTCGTTGTCCATATACAACTCACTAATCGTCTTAAAGATTAGTTGGTTAACAGGAAAATGAAACATATCAGCAGAAACGGCAGACATAATACCATGAATAGTATCTGGGTCTGTCAGCACGGCATTGATTACCAGTTGCTCTGAACGCATCTGCATTTGATTCATATACTCATTGTTTAATGTTAAACTTAGGCAAAACGAATTGCTCTTTATCGGTCTCGGTGAAAGCGTTCAACCACTTATCCACTTGGTCTACTCTTGAGAAGTATTCCAAGGTGCAGTACTTGTAGTTGCTGTTCTTGTGAAAGTCATCCCGCTTCGCAGCTTTCATTGCCTTCTCAAGTTCATCACGACTAAAAGCTTTGAGTACAGTGTTGTACTTCTTATTGACAGCGGCACTAATTATCCTTGACTTCTTGCCAAAGATAGAATTATATGTGCTGATTATCCATTCCTTGTCTGTCTTTTCAAAACTCTTAATGTCTACAGAGGCAGCCCTCATAAAATCATTACGAACCTTGTCGTCGCAAAAAGGGCCAAAGTATTTCTCTATTGTCTCGTTCAAATTTACCCATTCCATATTAGCTTCTTAAAAAATCCCTTAAACATCTTACGTTCTCATCATAGAACAATGTAGGCTTGCGATAATGGAGAGCGTGAACAACGGTGGTATGGTCTTTCCTAAGTAGTTCGGCAATTCTCTCGTATGTTTTGTACTTAGCCATTCTATTTCGGTTCGCATACCACCATTTGAAAAAATACTGGCACTGGTCTTTAAGCTCAGCCTTACGGCTTTTACGGCTCAAATCATAGCTTGATACAGCCAGCTCTGCAAGTTTATCATAGACGGTCATTGTGTGTTCATATGTGGCTCTATCAATCCACTCAACCCATTCTTCCATACTACATATCCCTATAAACTAAATAAATAATTAGTATCGCTACAGTATCACTCAGCACTGTCAGCATAGTGCATAATCTTTTCCCCAACTTCATTGTAATATTTTATTACTTCATTGATATGTTTTCCTTCAGCATCTCGCAGTAAAGGAATGTCTGCGTATTGTTTTTCTATTTGAGTAAGCAACTCACCTGTGAAGAAAGAGATGATGTACGGATACATAGTGTTTTTGTACTCCTTCATCTGCTCTATATCCCACATAGCACTCCTGAGTTTGACATAGAAGATAACTAAGTTCTGTCTATCTTCATCGTCAGATACGCATACCGTATCACACTTTTCAAATGCGTCATAGATTTCCATTAGCAATGTTTCATCTTCTTTGAATAACTCAATCATCAATGCTGATGTTTGCTTCTCCATAACGGTAGACCAATCCTTGGCTTTCCGTTTGAAATTATACTTCAAGTACTTGTTCTTTGGTGTACTTAAGTTGTCAAGATTATTAAGGGCCGATGATAGTTTCATAACGGCCCTCAACAAATTAACAGTTTCCATTCTTAAATCTTTGTCTTCACTCATCTTGGTATTGTTATAGATAATGTTGAACCTCCTTGTTTCTTTACCTCCGCAGGCGGTATAACTTCTCCACTCGTGGTTACTAACTCAGCATACTTAGTTGCCTCAATCATCTGAGCCTCTCGCTCCTTCATCTTAGCCTTCATAGTCTCTACATTCTCGTTCAGTATGCGCCACTCATCATCGTGTGAGAAGTCATAAGTTGTAGGGGTAGACTTAACTACCACCTTACAACCGAAGATATTCTCCTGACCTGCGTACTTATCTGCCTCTTCGACAGCTGACTCCTTCAATCCATCAACCATTATTGATGCTAGCTCTGCTAATGCCTTTGCTTTGATATACTCGTGCAGTGCGTCAGCATTTCCATTCAATACATTGTGGATTATGTTTGAAGCCATCTGATTTAGATTAGCCTTCGTGATGGTGTCTATCCCGATAGACAGCACATCATTATCTTCCTTGAATATATCCATTATCTCTTAACTAATTTTGAGTAATGTTCGTTACATACTTGTCTGAAGCCTTGAATAGCAGCTTCGCTGTCTACCCCATCAAAATGAGCGACAATATCTTTAGCCCACTTAACAAACTCAGCAGGGTCTTTGAAATCATCTACCATATCCAAGTAGTCAAGGATTGATGCTTCATTCTGAACAATCTCAGCCTCTTCAACCGTAGCTTCTTCTTTCAACTCAGCTTCACGCTTCTCAGCTTCACGCTGATACTCTTCAATGATACGAAGTGTAGACATCTTGTGGTGTGGTTTCTTACCAAACATCTCTTCGTAATAAGTGATTGCTTGTTGTCTTTCGGTATCATTTAGCACCTCAATTTCTTGCTTCAACATACCTTGCACATTCCCTTCCTCTACTACTGGTGTAGGTGTAACCTCTGCCACAACCTCTACAGGAGCCTCTACGATAGGTTCTGCTGCTACTTCTGGTGCTGCTGCAGCCTTGTACTCAGGTTCTTCTTCTTTCGGCTTCATAACGCCCCATTTGAATCGAACCTTTCCGTTCTCATCCTTAGCCGCTAGGAATGTAATGCGACCATCAGTAAACTCTGAATACCATTTCCAATCACGGATATGTAGATTGTAGGTCTGCTTAGGCCTGCCACCATCCTTAGTCCACTCGTTCTCGTTAAGCTTAACGCTGATGATTGGGTAGTCATACAACTCACGACCAATCCCTAGGTTGAAGCACGCACGCTTGAATGCATCTGACGCTAGACCTTTGGTTGCCTCAGTCATTGACTCAGTACCTACGTCCCATTTCCATATCCACTCAGAGATTTCCTTGTTGTACACGGCTACACCGCAATACAATTTGCCATTGATTTCCTTGAAGTCTCGCTTCCAGTAGCCTATGCCACATACCTCATCTAGTCTATTCATATCTACCCTAGCGTCTTTGTACGCAAGGATTGTAGCATAGCCACCATTGTTAATAGATTGGACACGGAAGTCTACATCGGAAATATCCAATGGTCTTGATAACTCATTAAAATTCATACTTATTTGCTTTTATTGATTACTAATTACCAGTCAAGTTCAATGTCTCTTGTGATTGATGACTCGACTATTGTTGGTGTGAACCTTTCTTCTTCTACTTGTGTTACTGCTGTGTACCTGTTAAGGATTGTTTTAATGTCTACATTCAATAGGTTTGACATTACTACATATACATATGCATCTTTTGGTACAACCTCGCCATTAGTTAGATTGTATAGGTTCTGTGTGGAGTCCCAGTTGCCAGGGATATTCGCTTCTTTTAATGCTTTAGATAGGTGCTTGATTTTGTAGCGTTGAGACTCCATTAAGTCTTTGATTCCTTTCGCCTTGTTCATAACTCATTTGATTTGTCCGTAAAGTTAATAATATATTTTTGATTACCAAAAGATTTATTGAATATATTTTTTTAATTCTTCTTCTAGTATCTCTAGCTTAGCCTCATAACTCTCAAGGTCATAAAGCATATCATTGACTTTGCAGTGTTTAATCTTCTGCTTAGTCTTCTCAATTTCCATTTGTAATTTCTCCATTTCACTGATTTTTAACACTCATTAGTAATTCAAATGCGGTGTATGCTCCGAAGAACATTAGCGCTGTCATTGTAATAAACCCCATAACGAGTAGGATTACCAATCCCCACGCTACAATTTTCTCTAGTATCATTAGTCTTCTCATTATTCTTTGTATAAATCTTCTACTTTTTTACAGTCAATATGGTCTGATGTTTCTCCATATATGACTTCGGTTAATGTTCTGCTGTACTTAGCTGATGATGTGACGAAACTTACATAAGTTCCAAGGTCTTCCTTTATATTGACCAACACGAAGTCTCTCTTACCATCGCTACGCTGTATCCATCCATACACACTGTATGAACCTTCATCTTCCACATACCTATCCCATTCCACTGGAACTTTGCTTGCTACGTGTTCTAAAAATTTTGCTACGGTCATTGCTCTTCTTTTTTATAGGTTTCTTCAATGTACTCTTCTATTGTTTTGAATTCTCCATTACCCTTAAAGCTAAAGGCTGATTGACCTCCTGCTAGGAAAGCGCTCCCGATTTGATTCTGTTCCATTTCCTTGGCAATCTTTATCTTATCCTCTAGGAATGCTCCCATATTCTTCTTGCCAATCTCTTGCTCTAACCATTCTACTGCTGTCTTCATTGTTCTTCTGTTTTGTTAAATAAATATTCGATGTAGTCACGCTTGTCTCTGTGGAGAGTGGTGTCTGTTGACCAGTCCCTAGGTTCCTCAAAGAGATAAGCTGATTGTCTAGCATCTTCTTTCTTTTCTTTTGTCTTAAGGTACATAAGCATTAACATTGCTCCTAGTACCATTGCTGATGAGAACCATACTAATTCCCATAGCATTACCCATACTGTTATTCTTTCTTTCTTCATATAGCTTCGCTTTTATACTGCATATACCATACACAGCATTTAATTAAGATTTCCCAACCAATGACACTTCCCTCTGCGACCCTTTCTTATTTATTCTTGCCTAAGCAATGGGCTATTTGGCTCACTTGATTCCATTACCTTTCGGTATGCAGTACCTGTTGTCAAGCGTTAGACAGAGCAGGGTTTGTTGTTCGGAACAAGCGTTCATTGTGAGACATTGTTTTTGATAATGATGTTCAATGGCATACAACACCCTATGTTAAGGGCAATAAAAAACCCTCAGTCCACGCTACCATGCCACAACTGAGGGTTCGTTCCAACCAATAGAACAAGTAAAATCTTAGTCTGTGTGTCTAACTTGGTAGCGTGAGACGTACAAATGTAATATTATTTTTCATATCAGTTAATAAATGCTAAAACTTTTTCTTTTCTTTCACCTTCTAGGTGCTTGATTGCGTCGGTTGGTAATCCAAATGATACGTGAATGCCAGTGTCACCGACATTCATCAAATAGATTTGATGTTTGCAATAAAACATTGTGGATGGGGCGTATCCAATCGTTATGGGTAAGGGTGGAAGCTCACCTGCTATCAGTATGGCTTCCAATACCTCTTCCCAAAAGTCGTACCCCTCTTTCGATGATTCCCAATCAAACAGCGACAACAACTCAGCTGATATATTGGTCGCCTCGTTATGAAGCGATGACTTATCCTTGATGTTGTTGATTACTGCTTGAATGTATTCATCGGGTAGATTGTCTACCAACAATTCGAGTACTGTCATATTTTTTTTCTATCTAATTTAATGTTAAACAATCAACTTCCAGAATAAAGTTACTAAGAAAGCAACCATAGTCACATCTAATACAATGTGACATATGATTACCACTGCAAACGCTATTTTATCTAGCATATTATTTGAATTTAATTGACCATATAGGCAATCCAAAGAAGTAATAAGTCCTAGACGTATGTTCATTGTCAAGCGATGTGCAGATGAGTTGTGGTGTGTCCATAATATCTTTCACAATAGCATTATGATTGTCCTTCATCTCGCTCAGCTGTTCAAATACTGCATCATACAATGAACAGTACATATCCTTTTCTTTAGAAACATTCTCGAATGCATCCCTCAAGTCTTGATTCATACGCTCAAGCATCTGAACTTCTGCTATGAGTCCTGCTACATAGTCAGGCTCTTCGTGTGTATCTTCAATAGGTTGCTCTACTTCTTGCTCTACTACATTGCCGTTACGCTTGTCGTGGTTACTCCTAAAGTATTCCTTGACATACTCGTACACATTCCTAGCCATAATAGGTTGAACAACATCTGGCGCTGTCCACATATACTTACCCCTACTAATCTTCTTGATGTATCCGAAGCCTAACATACCCTTGACGGCTACGGCATTGAGGCCAGTCTCACGCCTAAACTCTGCGGTGACTAACTTGCCACCGTTCTTACCGCATTTGTCACGCACATACTCTAGTGCGAATACATACTTACTTACTTGCTGCTTGATTCTTTGTGTTGTCATAATAGTTTCTTTTGATTTCACTTATTCTGTTAATTAACGCTGTATTGTAGCTTCCACGACCTTGTGTCCACCAATACTTTCTGTCTGCGTGTGTTGCGCCTACGCACATTCTCACACTTGCTTGTTCTTTGTCTTTGCTCATACTATTTGATTTCGTTATTCATTAGCATCTGATAGATGTGTTGCCATCCTTGTGAGCGCTCAGCTACGCCTGCGTTATCCACAATCTCATATACCATCTGCTCTGCAAGGAAAGCTGATGCTACCCTAGCCTTCTCTTCATCGCCTATGATTTCCAACATATTGTCGAAAATCCATTGAGCTTCTTCTTTTTCATTCATATATTACTCTGTTTACTTGGTTACTTATTTAATCTTCATCATAAAAGAATCCTTGATAATCACAGCCATCAGGCTCTTTCTCTGTGTATGTCCAGCCAGACTTTCTTTCTATTAGATTTGGACTCTTGTACGGATTCCCACTAAAGGCTAAGTTAATTCCTAGCTCCCTATCTGAGTCTAACCCATTCATTTCAGCAATCAATTCATAGAAATCTTTGCCTCCAAAATCACCGTACCCATTGTAGTTATCTTCTACCCAATAGTTTCCTTTATCGTCTATCATAAACACAACAAATGTATTTCGGCCAGATGTGTTATTGCATATAGAACGGTTTGTGTCTTGTGTTTTCCAACTAAAAAATCCCATAATTTTACTTTTTAATTTGATATCGTTCACGTTTCATATCGTACATTACTTGTAAGTCTTCGAGCGACAACTTGCTATATATATCGTACAGCTTTACCCTAAACCCTGGTGGTTCGTGAGCATACTTACCTATGTCTGCTAGCCCACGCTTGCGATACATTACAATGTCCATCTTAGTCAGCTCGTTGAGCAGTGACTCTTTACTCGTTAGTATTACTTCCATCTTGTTGTTGTTTGAATGTTTCATTATAGTATTGCTCTGCCGTCATCATTGATATATGACTTGTCTGATAAGCGTCAATAACTTGTTGCCTCTCCATTTCTTTGGCTTCATTTATAATTGAGCTTCTATCATGAAACATAAATTCTGTGGTTTCAAATTGTTCAATTAGCCATTCTACTGCTGTCTGTCTCATAATTCATTTGTTTTAATTCGTGGTGAACAACCTAAGTCTATTGTAAACTTGAATGCGTTCTTCAATATCTTATGCTTAATCTTATACTTCTTCATAGCATCCTGCATTATCCTATCGTGTACCTCCTCCTCTATTTCGTAAGCCATAAAGTCTATTACTTTTTGTCCGTGTTCATTCAACGGTGCTTCATCTAATAGCTTATCGAAGTCAGCAGGAGGAGTTGAGTTAGCATACAGTTGCCTATAAGTATCTAGTATTGCTTTGTCTAAGTTTTTCATCTGCAGTGGTCGTCAAATTCATAAATTAACTGCTCAATCCATAGTATCCTATCTCCAGACGGGTCTCTCTGAGCCATTTCGTCAAAGTTTTGGATTACATACTCAATCTGAGCCTCAATCAGTGAGTATCGAATAGATGCTGCTACATTAAGCACCTCTAAATGCGTTGTCTCGTTCATAATTGTTTTTCATTTGTGTTAATAATGTTTCTAAGTTCAATTCATATAGACCTGCTACAAGTACTACTGCTTCGGTAGGGATAACATTTGTACGAGCCAAAGTGTAACTATCATACATAATTATGTCTCCGCTGTCCTTGTACCTTCTTATGTATTCATCGCTATTAGACCTTTGTGCCACATCTATGACTACATACTTATTAGTTAGATTGCCAAGATATTCAGCCGTCTCGAATTGAGATGTGTCTATTTGACCTGTCTCATCGTGTACATTGTATATCGTCAACGAATCTAATACGGGGTAGTAGTAAATATCTAACTCCTCACCATTGTATGTGAATGAGTCCCAAAAATCGTCTGGGTCTACATCATTCATATCAAAATGGAAGAATCTGTCACGGTACATTAGAAATAGTTTGCCTTCCATTTTTACAAAATAGTTTTTCATAAATTTTTGAATTTAGTTCGTGGAGAGTGACTACGCTCCGTAGTCACCCATTTCTTTTTTCAATTCATCATCGCATTTACGGCAGATGAACGCATCATAGTTCTCGTTGTAGTTAAGCTTAGCCCAAGTACTGCAGCATTCGCAGGTATGCTCTATCTCGTCTATGTCAAGCTTATTTGCCAATACCAATTCTTCTTCGATGCACCATTCACACTTACCTGCTGTAAATTCCTTGGCATCGTATAGATGACAGCCACACTCAGAGCATTGGTCATACAGCTTGCTATCGTTGTCGTCAGTCAATGAGTAAGACTTGCTAGCAGGCTTTTCATCCATATGGATATCACCCCAATATGATTTAGTATTGTATGTACCATAGCCATACGAGCCATATCCATATACATTAGACTTGTACTTCTTCGTACCACCATAGTCAACCCAATCGTTAACCTGCTTGTAAGATGAGTTAGAGAACCAGCAATCCATAGCCCAATGACCTGCCTTCTCATTAACGATAGCCCAATCATCTTGAGCATTGAGGAAGATAAGCTTGCTGCCGCTACCGATATACACCTCAATCATATCAAGGATATCCTCGTCATACTCGAAGCCTTCCTTGAGTTTCTTAAGTATAACTTCGTTAAACATATAGGTATCTGAATGAACCTTGCTAGTAGGCACATTGTAAATCATACCATTATGAACGAATCCCAAGTCTTGGTGTACCATAAACGGGTGGCAGTTACCTTCTGTGACACCTCCGTGTGTACTGATACGGAAATGCAATACGATATTGCGCTTACCATACATACGCTTGACCTCGCTGTATTTAGCATAGAATGACTCGAAGGAATTCATCTCCTTGAATACCTCCATCATTCCATAGTCATTGATATAGAGCATACCTGCTCCGTCACTGTTATTGTCCCAACAGTTCTTCAATAGTTGCTTTTTAAGGGTAGCTCCCTTCGTGTTAAGAATCGCAATGCACATAATTTCTATTTGTTTATTGGTTGATATTATTTGGTTGGTTAATTAAGGTGAACCTAATGGCTTATGCCCCTAGGTCTTCAGTTGAATCAGTGATATTGTCCTCGCCCTTCTTGAACTTCTTAGGGTCAATAGGTGGCAACTTCTTGTCATTGAAGCGCTCAGTGTACATAATGAACTGCTTGGTGCGCTCAAGTAGTACATCTTGCGAGTAAATCTTACGCAGATGTTTGTACAACTTGCTGTTCTGATTGACAAGCATCTTGAGTACATCAAGCTCGGACTTGTTGATGTTGTCACACATAATGCGAATCAAGTCTCGTCTCCACAATAGATTCTTGACACTGCGTACAGCAGGGAAGATACGGAACTCTACTACATTGTGCTTGATGTACACAGCTGAGTACTTGTCAGGTGAGCGATAGTTGTACTTCTTCTTGGCTTGGCAGTAGCTTCTATCAATGCGATGTGGATACATCGTATACAATAGAGGCATAAAGGATGATAGACCCTCGAACAGTTGCTCCGGAGTATAGTCAGTAGCACCAAGGTTGATGTGACCACCGCAGTTGTCTGAATACTCTGCATCAATCAACTCTTGAAGGTCGCTTGAGCCGTCAATCTCCTTGTCCATACCATCGTTGAACAAGTCGAATACAGGCGACACTAACTCATACCCATTGCAGTCAAGAGAACCATCATTCTCCTTAATCCAACCAGTATTGCTATACACCTTACTCCAATGAATGAGGCCTGCTACATCATCTTCTTTCTCAATCTCTACACCTATCGTGAACTTGGCGTTACCTGCACGGAACTCACGCCCACGACCTGAGTGATAACCACTATTGCATCTAGACACACGAGCAGGTCGCTCATCATCTTCGTGGTACCACTCATCCTCGTCGCTGTCGTAGTGGTATCCGTGGTCATTGGCCACACCTGAGTCGACGAAGTAAGTGCCATTGATGTAGACGTATTCGTCTGACATAAAATACTCTTCGCTGTGTCCAGTGTAACCGTAAACAGTATCATTCCAATTCGTGTTAATCCACGCATCGTTGAAGTCAGACCACACATAATCTAGGTCATCTGCATTGTCTTCGACGAAGAAGTGACCTCGTGCATCTTCTACGGCCTCAGACTGCAAGATATACCCGCTGTGTACACGGCTGTATAAACATTCGCTTTTGAGCGCATACTCACCGCCATTGCCTGATTCATTGTCTAACACCACGCAATCTGATGCTGGGTGTTCATCACCGTTGTAAGTTGTTACCATTGTTTCCATATCTATTCTTTTTTTGTTTACAATACATTCAAGAAGTGCTATGCCCTCATCTACAGGCAATATCATAGGGCAGTGGCTAGACATACCAACTGCTCCCAGACACTTAGGGTTGCTTTCTATTAGACCATAAGTATGCCCTAACAAATCTCCGTCATAGCTAACATTGTATGCGTCATTAAGTAGGTCAATGAACCTACGCCAATCTGTGTTCGTAGTGTCAGTACATTCTACTACAAAGCTTTTACGACGATTGAATCGTTCGTAATTGATACGCAATAAAGCTTCATCTAACGAGACCACTTCTTCACCTGCGTTAATCCAACTGCGTGAGTTTGTTGAGCCGTCAGCACGAACCCCATAGTGGTCATTAAGAACATTGCCACTGAACTGTGTGCTACTTAGGCTATTCATCCAGCGAATGAACTTAGACCATTTGTCATTTGCTAATGTCTCTGCATCGCTGTTAGAGAACTCATTTTTTACGAAGAAATTTTTTGTTTCCATTTTGGTTGTTTTATTGGTTGTACTTAATTGATTACTGTTGAACTGGCATATAGACCTCTACCTCTCTGCCCATTTTTGTATTGATTACTACTCGCTCGTATGCTTCGGATTCGTACTCATCTAGCACTGCGATTTCCTCGTCAGTGAATTGCATAACTCTACCATACACAATCCCGTTTAAGAAGGGGATAAGTCGTGGGTAAAAGTCATCGTCTACAAAGTAGTCGTTTGTTACTACAAATCCTTCGATTGCATCAACATCTCCTTCTTGGATTCTTCCGATTAGTTCTTCTTGGACATAGTGCTTTTGCAGTGTCCCATAGGTAAATAGATTTCTCATTGTTCTTTGGTTTATTTGTTTAATTCTTCTATTAACTTGTCTGCTATCTCTACGGCAATTCTTACCATATTCTTTTTGTTGTCTTCATTTATCCATACATTTCCGTGCAAGCTAAGTGTTGCTTTCTCAATCATCCCTTGTACAGCTATGGCAGCGAAGTATTCACGCTTTGTTAGTACTTCATTTTTTAAGTTTGTTCCTTGTTCCATTTTGGTTGTTTTTAATTGATTTAATCTTTTATTTTTATATCTAATTTTGTTAACTCCATCGTGTCTAGGTCGATTGATAAGAACAGTTTTTCGTAACAATCATCGCTATCAGGGTTGTGTATTTCGGACAATAATAAAGTGCATCCCTTCAGTTCGTGCCACTTTGTAAAGCCTATGTCATACCCGTAGCATATAGAAACTAAACGTGTTGGGCTTGTTGCTACCACATATTCTGACGAAGAGAATGATGAGTCTACGGCAATGCTTTTATGGGACACATAAATATTATACTCCCTTGTACTTGACTGAAGTTCTTCTACGATACTTCTAACTTGTTTGATGTGTTCTTGTTGCATTTTGGTTGAATTAAATTTTTTTACTTGCTTGGAGAGTGATTGACACTCAATTTTTCCCGATTAGCCCGCACGATGCAAGCACAACAAGGATGGTTACCATTGTAGTACCATAGACCGTCCATAGTACCCATTCTTTTTTTGTGTTTTTTAACTTGTTCACTTTATTTTAGATTATTGATTACACTATTGGTTAAACTCTTCGTCTTTTACCCATACTTGGGTACGCTTCAACACCTCAAAGTATTTCACGTCCCATATATACGGATAGTCTTCTCCACTATTACGTCTGAGGATAATTTGATGTGTAGGCTCTGCGGAACCTATCTCAAACTCGCTGTTATAGTATCTATATAGGTCTACTCCATATATTTCTGCGGATACTCCAAATACTTCGTTTGGGTCATCAATGAAATTACATAAAGGACAGTTGATTTCTACTTCTTCTAACATAGGTAGACTTCTATCCTCTACCCAGTTGCCGTCATCATCGTAGTCCCCATCAAATACTTTTTTTCTTACAACGTATTCTGGCTTGAGGCGAACGTGTCTACCTCTCCAAGATTTAATTTTCTCTGACATAATCTATCTTATTAAAATGTTCGTTCTCTTCTTTTCTTATCCAATTCCATTGACACCCAAATGTTATATACTAGAAATGTTATTAGCGTGAATAGTGTTGAAACCCCACACCACAGTGGTGCTAGGTTTCCGCCAATAAATAACACCATTATCCCTAATAGTGTATAACCTCCAGTTACCACATTTACTACGTTTTGAGTGCGTCCACTTACTAAAAAATCTTTCATTTCGCTTGTTTGTATTTGTTTCTATTTGGTTGCACTTTCTCCATACCATATTTGTAGTACAGTAGGTCTATGGCGTGCCAAATATTGAACGCCATTACTTTGTGTGTTGAGGCCGTGCCGTCATCGGCAGTTACCTCAATTCTAAATGTCTTCATCAGAAGTTGCGTTGTTTGAATCGTTTAATCTCACGACCATCTACAATCTTTGCGATGATGTCGTAAAACCCTACTTTGTCTACGATGACGTACTTTACATTGGTACGCACTACCTTAGTCGTTGTTGCTGGTTGGTTCTTTGTTCTCATTATTTCACAATTTAGGTGTGTAACTATTTTCTTTCGATTCTTCCTGCTCAATTTCATTTAGCCTTTGCTCGGCTTTCTGTGCTATTATTTCCCCTACGCTTAACACGAGCGCACCTCCTCCGCCCAATAAAGCAAGGAAGTATATAAAAGGGTCGATTATATTTGCCTCGACTGCGATTTGATTTGCAATTAAAAACACAACGGAACACAAGCCCATTGCGATAAGATTATTTTTTTCTCTATTTGATTTCATGCTACTGAATTTTCTACAATTTAGTTTGCCTCAATTCCGTTTGCTGTGGAGAGTGAGAGTGAATTTTTTTCACAAAAAAAGGGAACCGTTTCCGATTCCCTCCTTTCGTTGTGTCCTGTTTTAGTAAAAGCGTTTCTTTGCACGCTTCTCATTTTTGCGGTTTGCTTTGCGCTCATCTCGAAGGTCAATTATCTCGCCTTGAATAAAGTTAGTCATTTCAGCTTGTCTCATTCGCAAAGAACTTTTGCCCTTCTTTTTTAGTTTGTAGCGTTCGATTGATTCAGTTACTACGGGCGTACATTGAAGGTCAATGTATCGCTTTTGTTCCGTTATTTTTACTAATCTCATAATGTTACGCTTTAAGTGTTAACATTTCTTTCTTGATTGATTCGGGCAAAAGATAGCTTTGCCCTTGCGATGAGCGGACAACGGCGAAGAATTGGTTAAGAAGGTCGCCTAATTTTTTGAAGCTAACTTCATTTCTTCCGTCCGCATTTGTTCCGTAGCCGTTAAAAGTTACGTCAACGTCTGTTAAAAAAGAATAATCAGCACCATCAATGTTCACGTACAAAGTAAACTTTCCGCCTAAATTGAAAGTACTACCACCGAAATTTACCACTAAACTACCGCTTTGTTTAGCATAATCAAGTACATTGAAAATGCCTTTCATTACATTTGTAACGGCTTCAATTTGCCCTTGAATAGTGGTTAATTTGTCCGCCTCGATTGGTTTGGTTGAGATAGATATTAACTCTTTTACCTTCTCTTTAACAGGCGGTATTGTATAAACTACTTTACCGCTTTCATCCTTGACTTTTTTACCTTCATTGTCAAGCTTTGCGATACCACCTTCAAGTGTAATTGTCTTAATTTTCACTTGCTCTAATTTTACAAAAATTGCATTCATGTTATATTTGTTTTATTGGTTACTTACTAACAAGGCACAATTATCCCTTTATCCTGCAGTCCTTAAATTTAAGGTCACATTTACTCAATGTGATATTGTTGCTCTCAAAAGGGCGTATCTTGCCCATGTCACTTTGTGACGTTATTCGCTACATTCACAGCTCGTTCGCTGACATTACAAAGGTAGGGATACTTTGAACAATACCAAACTTTTTTTTAATTTTTTTCGATAAAAGTAGCAAATTACGTATAAATACGTAGAAAAAAAGGCAAATGACTAAGTATAAATACGTATTTTCTGAAAAAAACAGCAAAACATTTGGAAATGTAGTTTTTATTTTGTAGTAAGGAAAACCGGTGTCCCATTTCGGGAATGATGTTCCCATATTTGGAAAGTTTCCCATAATGGGAATGAGGGATAAGTTATGCGTGCATAATAAAATAATCTTATGCAGGTCATAAAGTTTTTTTATGTAGTGCCGGTGAACGAAACGAATAGTTGAACGTATTATTTAGTTGTAACGTAATGAATAGTTGAACGAAATAAATAGTTTGTCATCGGTAACGAACGAACGAATTAGTTGAACGAAGAAAATAGTTGAACGATGAAAGCCGTTGAACGAATGAACTAGTTAATGACGAAAAAGATAGTTAAACTAAAGGAGCAGTTGGAGTTTGGAAGTTGACTTTCGGTCAGCAAAGTGGTGGGGATATCAAATCGTGGTAAAGACCCCCCAGTATACATACGGTTTTCTGCCCAACTCCAAAGAAAAGTTTAATTAGGAATAGGGGTCGGAAATAAAAAGGGGGAGGGATAGTAGTACCGTGGATGGGTAGCTACGTGCATATACAGGTGGAGGGATATGGAAAAGGGGGTCGCTCCCACAGGCGTAGTCGCATGCACCCCGTATAGCAGAGGAACACTTATAGGGATTAAGAATGTTAAGTAGTTGGTTATTAAGGAATTGGTATTGCCAA